GTACCATTAATGAATGATAATCATTATCAATCATATTAACAGCATAAAAAAATTAAAACAGTAATAATTACTAATATTATAATGAGTAATTGATAATCATTATCAATATTTTAAATGATAATGAAAGTAATAACTATTATCATTATTAATAACGTAATTTTGACATTGATAATCAATATCAATTTAAAACTAGTAATAGTTATCATTTCTACAGCCTAATTGATAATCATTATCAAATAGATTTTACTTCGATATTGAAGATTTGAAATTGAAAATCGAATTTGATTTAGTTGGCTGACTCGCTCGGCTCGGTTGTGGTCAGCTCGGCTCGGTTGTAGCGGTGGAGGTGACAACTTGGTCAGCGGTCAACAGTACGTCACATTCAACGCTTTTTGCAATGATTGAAATTATAAATTATAATGTTGCGATTTTATGTAGTTCATAATCGTGTTGATAATAATTTCATAATATACATTTACAGCATATGCAGATTATGAAACACAATCATTCAACAACTAGCATTATAATTTTAATTTATAGCCAAAATCAAAAAAAGCTGTACTATTTAATCTATATCATCCTAATACTGATTAAAGAACAATAATAATTGCTTTTTAATTTCATCATATATCAATGCAAATATGAACTAAAATAGATGACTTACAGTTCAATATCAAATCATATCAGCATTACAAAAACAGTAATCAAAACAGCTTCATATTAGTAAATGTAATGATAATTTATAGTAAAAAATCAATGTGCAATACTAATTAATATAACACTTTTTAGTTTTATCATTAATGGCTCATATATAATCCCTATCCAAAAAAAACTATTTCCTCATAGAAATAAAATTTCGTTTTCTGTGGTAAAAAGGGGGATTGAAAAAATTTTGGATATAGGGGGGATTTGAAGCGTGAATATCTCCAAATGGTAGGGGGATTGAAAATACAGCTAATAACAGCGGTCTAGTATTTTAACAATGTTTTGAAGATTTGGAATTGAAAATGAAAATTGATTTAAACGAGTCGGTTATTGGTTGGCACTGTTCGGCTCGGCTCGGATAGCTGTCGGTTGTTTCTCGAATGGTCGGCTGACGAATAGGAGCTGTGGTGGTATATGGCGACTTCGAACATCTGTTGTCGTATGCTTGTTACAAACCACACTTCTTCTCAAACTCTTATCCGTATTCAGTTTTTATTTTCAACTCTAAATCTTTTTTTATTTATTGCCTTTTATAATTTCAAAACAAGCTCACCTAAATCATCTTGTTAATTTTAGATTCTACACCGACAAACATTTCATGATTCTTGATGGTCGGCTACTATAATATTTTAATCTTATACTACTTAATACTTCTCATAAAAAAGAGATACGATAGACGTATCTCTTTTTTATTTTATTTTTATATAATTTTATGTATAAATTAGTTTAAAGTTACCAATAATATAATAGTAATTCCAATTAAACTTATGAAGGATTTCAAACCAATTCTTTCAGAATTATTTTCTGAATTACTCTCTCCAAAAAAAACTCTAAACTCTTTTAGTTAGAAATTTCTCATTCTTGAAAAATCTTTTTCTCCCATGAAAACAAAATTCGATTTCTGTGGAAAGAAGGGGGATTGTTTTTTTTTGTGATACAAGGGGATTCAAAGATTGATTAATTTCAACATAGAGGGGGATAAAAAAAGAACTATCTTTCGATAGTTCCCTTAACCGCTTCAACAGCTTTTTTGACAAAGCGTTCATGATTAATATGCTTAAATTTAAGTTCTGTTCTCTTATACTTCTTATATGCTTCCTCATATTCTCTACAGGCATTATCATATTCATCATCTTCAAATTTTGTATACCACACATTTGATTGACGTTCATAATTGATTGTGTAAATATCCCCATTTATATCACACACTTCCGCTGATTCTTTTATGAAATCAGCAGAAATAATTCTTACATTTTCTCGTTCTGAAACTTTAAATAATTCATCAATAAATATTTTCTTATAATGATTCATCACGATTCTCCTTTATTAATCCTTCAATCTTACACTCCATTTCCTTTAACATACTCACCAACATTTCGCTTTTCTCTCTATATTCTTTATATTTGAACAAGAGATATAAAGCAAAACCGAACATTAAAACATAACAAAATACAATAAAAGCCATCTGTATAAGACTAAATGATACCACACTTATCACTCCTATTCTCTGTATCCATCATAAATTTCAATGATTTCACTACCAAAATCAATAATTAATTCAGATGTATTTTCCTCACAGCATTTGGCTAGTTTTTTAAGGTCTGAAATATTATTGATTTCGATTAATATATCATCTCTACCATCATGATAAACAAAGACACCTTTTTCTTCGTCAAAATACTTCTCTTCCTTTTCCTTAAATACTTCCACATTGAAGCTGTCTTTGATTTGAGGATATTGTTTGAAGAATAAATTTGAATTGATGTAACAAGTATTGATTAATAAGAATTTCATGATTACCACTCTCCTACTCTTATATTATATAACATGATTAACAATATATCAATGAATAAAACTTATCTTTTATCCATATTTAATGATGAATACAATCCAATAAATGCACAATATAATGAGAATTAAACATTCTATCAGATAATCATTCATCATTTCCATTAAATAATTCATATTTACAGCACCATCCACCAATCATCATATGCAACATTCTCACATTTTCAATCACGCTCCTTTACAATCCAATAAATAAATTTCTCCTTTATGAATTTTTTGATGAACTTCCTTTGGTAAAGAAATCAAATTCTCGAAACTATAATCTTTTCTATTGAAGTTGACGTGGTGAATATCATGACCATCTTTTACCAATTCTCCACTATAAGATTCATATATTAGTCTGTGAACAGTGTATGCCTGTTCCTCAAATACACAATAAGGATATTTACCGTAAAACATTCTCAACTCAACACAGCGAACATTATCAACAATCTTAATAGTTTTATTTCTATTAGTTCTAATAACTGAAATAGGTAATGTTGGATGTTTGTATACTTCTCTCTGACGCATTAATTGATGGTAATGGTCTAATTCTAAATACTTACCTCTAATATGAGAATTAATTCTCTCATGATTTGTTTTAGCTTCAAGACCTAACTCTCTCGATAATCTTTTGAAGTTTAAATTTTTAATATAATTTTTACGTTTTTTCATCTATAATCTCTCCCATGCTCTTTTATTTTATATTATATATTATAATATATTTTTTATTATAATTCAATATGTTTTAAGTAGTATTTCTTATTTATTACAATTACTTCCACTTCGTTTTTACTTAATTCTCTTACCCTTTCAGATAACAAACTATCATTCATTTGTGATAATGAGCTAAGGTAATACATATATCTGTGACAATAATTATCAATCACATCTAATAACATCTGATCTTTTGTATCATATTTCTTCATTTCTTACACCTCCTAATGGAAAATACAGCGTGGATTAAGCTCATACTGTTCATCATTTTCTAACTCCATCCAAATATCTTCAAATGACCAATTATTGACCATTGAATATACCGATACATTATCATAAGTAAATACCATTTGTTTCATACTAATTCCTCCCTTACAAATAATATTGTATCATATTATATAAAATAATGCAACAAGAAAAGATAAAAAGATTAGAAATTTAATCTAATCTTTTCATCTTGTAATAAAATACAAAATTTTCAGTTTCAATAATAAGCCTGTAGTCGCCATAGTAATATTTATTCTTGATTATTTCATTTACCGTATTAGTCCTAAAACAATCGTCTGATTCTTTGTAGTGTATTTTTAATGTATAGCGATTGATTTTTGTTGAGATAAATTTCCTTTGCATACTACAATCCTTATACTTCTTAGAAAATACTTTATAAAACCCTATGATGTTTTCCTGTAATTCTTCATACATACACATCTCTCCCTAAAAGAAAAAGTTAGAAATTAATCTAACTTTTCTTGAACATCGTCTTTATATAATGCTCCATTCATTTCTAATAACTCATAGAACAATGGTAATTCTTCTAATAATTGCTGACAGAAATATCGCCATTCTGGAAGGCGGTGTGTTCTACGCTGTTGGTAAATGTTCATTAACTGTAGATAGTTAGTAGTGACACGTCCTGTCATCTGCAAACCAGACGGTGTTGAATATAATAATTTTAAGTAATTTTCCTTCGTAGGATTATCATTGTACTCTTTTTGTAAATACTTTAAATGATAGATGATAATAGGGTCTGTGTATTCATTAAACGCTTCTTCTAATTCAAATTTACTAATACGGTGCATCGTACTCATTCCTGTAATAATATCAATGAAATGGTAGCGTTGAAGTTCAATCCATGCTTTATTTGTAAATGTAATATCCATACTAACTACAACACCTTTTGCCCATGACACATGACCACTATTTAGTGGTGCTTTAGTTAGTTTCATAGCACGTTTATAATGACGATTTTCAGTTAAATTGTCATCCATATGGTCTAGTAGAATTTGTGCAACCTCACCTTTTACAGCTTCCTCACTATAACCTTCAATCATAGCATACCCACTAGCCACTAAAGTTTCTGGTAAATCATAAATTTTAATATTTGTAATTGGTTTCATATACATCACTCTTCCTTTTCCATCTAATAATTAATATATTCGCTTTCCTTTTTCAAACTTCATACTGTCAATACATAATTCTCCATTGAAGCAATTTACATAAAATGTTTTCTTAGAATTGATTAACTTGTTCATCTGTTCACTAACTACATCATCAGTATCCAATTTGCCAATATGTTTTGTTCCACCGTCAACTATAATACTATACCAATTCATCATAACCACTCCCAATATATAGTATAATATTTACATTCCTTAATGAGATTTAATTGTCTTAGCTTATTAGGTTTGTTTATCGAGAAATAATGTTGTTTAGCTTCAAATTCATCATCATATTTCTTTTCCTCAATCTTACCATCTTCTGTAATCCACATTACTCTCCAACGTTCACCACGATATACTTCATCATTGCTTGACTTCTTAGCCATATAATTCATCTCCTAAAGTAATACGGTGAAATTAATCACCGTACATTATTTAGTTTCATACCAAGTATGGTATAAATCAACACATAATTCATCTTTACAGAACGACATAGTTTCTTCTTCAAAGAAAATTTCAATCCCACCGTTTTTTAAATTCATTAATGCGTCACGAATTGCTGTAATATTTTCAAACATTTCTTGAATACCCATTTCTTTTTTCATTTCATTTTCTCCTTCTTCTTCTTTAAATAAATTTTCAGATAAATTACCATATGATTTTAATTGGTCACTTAACCAATTAATATTAATACTTCCTAATTTTGGTTCGTTTGTAATCATTTCACATTCATCCCATTTTAACCAACGTTTAATGCAACATCCACCTTCAATATGTTTTAATTCTAATAACCAATCCTCATATTCAGCATAATATTTTTTATTTATTAATACATATACATTTCCATTATATAACACTTTTTCTAATCCATCATTTACAAATTTCATATTATTCACACTTCTCCTTTAACCAAGTTTCACGTCCGTTTACATAAACAGATAACTCAACTCGTTCATTTTTCTTAGGTTCAATACCATTATAGTAACGTTCAGCGTCACTTTCTTTTTTGAATAAGTCTTTGCTAATAATCTTTTTAACAAATCCTTTTCTATATTTTTTAACTTTGACACAGAACCATTTGTCTGATTCTGTGCCACCATTTCTTTTACTCACATTCTTCACCTAATACTTCAAATAATAAATCTCTTAAATCTTCCTTACCTTGCGTATATCCATCTTCATAAACAACTTCCATAATTTCCATGATAAGTTCTACCTTTTCAGCATGGCTCACTGTCGGTGTATATACAATTCCTTTAATTACATCTTTCATAGTTAAATTATTCATTATTATCTACTCCTTCTAATACGATATTTTTATCGAAGCCACCTTTGGCGATTCGTTTATTATATATTTCAGACAACAAACTCTTATCCGTAATACCTCTTAATTCTGCTAGTGCAAATACAATTTCTACAATGTCAACTAAATCATCTATCTTTTCATTGTCAGCAAACTAAGTTGATTTTGTAAATAATTCTTCAACTAAATATTCATATGCTTCTTCATCAGAAGCAATACTATATTTAACTTTTCTTCCCTGTGATTCAATTAGTCGTGGTATTTTATCACGAACTATCTTGTCGTATGGTGTAAACATATCAACCACCAACTCTCCTATGTTATTAAATTAACTTACAATATAATTATATTATATAATATATAATATATTCTAATTAATTTTATTTTTTTGAAAAATAATCAATTACTGAAATTGTAAGTGCTACGAACAAAGCAGATATAAACCCAAGCATAGTTATTGCTGTTATGAATAATGATATAAAGCATAACATCAATATTAATTTAATCATTTCTTAATCTCACCTAATTCTTAAAAAATCAAAAATATTAACAATGAAATCATAAACCAAATAATCATTGATAATGGAAATACCATTAATGACACTAATGTAAACCCTGTAAACATCACAGCACCACAGATACCACCAAATAACATAGCAATGAAAAACTTTCTATTTATCATTTCATTCTCATTATTACAATTAAAATCATATACAAAATTTAAACCATATATGATACTACTAACGAATCCTCCTAAACAAACACTTACCAACATATATTCCATCTCCCTTTTTTATTTTCCCAACACTTATATTATATAATATAAAAACATATATGTCAATAATTTTTCATAGAAAACAACTTATTTTTTACAAATTGTTTAAAATGAAATTCATGTATTTTTCAAACAATTCTTCGTTTTCGACTCCGTACAGCTTATCATTGATATACCATTTATTATTCATACAGATTATCAACTCAACTTCTGAATCCAACATAATTCGAATACCATCATATTGACCTAAGAACATTTTAAGTTCATTAAATGTCTTATCTCGCTGTACATCCAAAATATTCTTCGAAGATTGAAATCTGTTTAATTTTGCTAATGCTTTATCAAATTCTTTTTCATTACACTTACGTCCGCTTTTAAAGTAACTCATATTATGTACCTCCTATAATTCTAAGAATAATGTGTATCCATTTACTACGTCACCGAAATATTGTTCAACGCAATCATTTACAACTTCCGTAAAATGGTTGTGCATTGTAGTTAAATCATTGACACTTACAGTTATCTTGATTTTTCTTCCCCAATCAAACCATTCAGTGTTTACAGCACAAACATCAAAGTGATTATCTAATAATTCATCCAATAACCATTCTTTAAACACTTTTACGTCTTTAGTATTTGGTTTTGGTTTTTCAATCATCCATAAATCCTGTGTAATTTGAGTCACACATCCAAAACATTTTCCATAACCTATGTAACATCCTAATTGACTATCCCATTCAACATAGCTATTATATCCTTTTGAAGATTTACATGGTTCATCTTTATCTGATACAGGTTTTGAAACAATATAAACCTCTTCATTATCATTCATAAATTGCTTAATATTAACTTTCTTTACAATTTTCCCATATAAATAATCATTTAATGAATCGCTCCATAAAATTTTCATATTATCATTCTCCTTTGATTTGATTATGAATATATTATATAATATAAATACTTGCAAAGCAAGTATTTATTATATAATTTTATATTATTTTGTCGTATTTTTATGAATAAAATCCATGCTTTATTCATATTCACTTTCATCAACGTAAGTCCAACCACATTCATCACACTCATAAAAAGTCCAATCGTTAATAGCATCATAGAATCCTTGAACGTGATTATCACATCTATGACACTCCATTTCATCTACAAAATTCATATTAATTCCTCCTATGTGTTTCAAACATCAATTTTAATTACGTTTATACCATAATTTTACTTAAACGTTCTTCTGCGATTTGACAATATTCGTTGCTAATCTCGAATCCAATGTAATTTCGATTTGTCAACTTGCATACTTTAGCGGTAGTGCCACTTCCCATGAAAATATCCATAACAACATCTCCCTCGTTAGACCATGAAATAATGTGGTCGTGTGCTAATTGTTCTGGAAATACTGCCGGATGTATAGTTTTATTGTTCTTCTCAGGAGTTATTTCCCATACATTAAACCTCTGACCAAACTCTGCTATCTTTTTACCTTTTGAAGATATTTCTTTAACACTTCCATCTATTTGTCTAACTGTTCCATGTTTTTGTGTCCCTGCATATTTATTTCTTCTATCTTTTATCGGATTAAACGTCTTGCACTTGCCTTTTGTAAAAACAAACATATATTCAAACACATTTCCATATCTAACCTTTAAACTTCCTGTGTCTGTAAATGTCGGTTTTTTCCAAATCATCGTATCTAACACGTTAAATCCAATTTCTTTAAAAAATAAGGCTTGTTTAAAACTCGTTAATGTTTCGCTACCCTTATACGTTTTATCACTAACAATCCAAACAACAACCCCTCCATTTTTTGTGACTCGATATAATTCTTTTGCGATAGACTCAAAATTAAATGAATAACCATTGTATTTGCGTAAATCATCATATGGTGGTGACGTAACTGTTAAATCAATACAATTATCATCAAGCATTCGCATTCCCTCTAAACAATCCATATTATAAATTTTATTTAACTCCATTTCTTCTTCCTCCTATTTATACGATAAAATCTTCGTCTTATTGTATAATATATCTCTTCATTTCTTCTATTTTACATAATTTTATATTATTTATCTTATAAAATCATGAATAAAATTCATCTTTTATTCACATCTATAATGCTTAACAGCTTCTCTCCCACGCTGACAACCATTTTTAAACCCTTCATTATAAGATTTTGCTTTCTCTTCATTGATAATCGAAGCAATAAATTTTGATTTATCATCATTTAAAATATCCTGTGAGCGTAAAACCATCTCAATCATTTCTATATATGTCATCATTATATTCCTCCCTATTAATTAACTCCATTCAATAGACATTACTTCTGATACTCTAATCGCAACCTTACCTCCATGTATTGTCGGATATATACTAAAACTATCAAGACCACTCACATACATTCCATGTATAAAATCTTTAATTATACACTTTTCTGACAATACCTTATAACAAGTACCGTCTTTCATTTTTACTGTCCATACATACTCTTTTGTATTCATAGACCAACCTCCACATACATTAATTAAATATTATATATCTCCCATATAAATATCTAGAACCATAAGTGGCTCATGTATAGGTTAGAGTTTCTAACCCATGACATCAAACACTTATTGAACATCTATACCATTAGGATAATCATAAATAACTTCATCACCTAAGATAGTTAAAACAATTTCATCTTGTTCTACATCTCCTAAGATAATTCCAACACCATAATCCAAATGTTTTACATATAAATCATGCTCAATACCTACTGTCCACGACATTAAATTTTCTACACCTACATTCCAAGTATCATAATAATCACTTGTTCCGAAATTCCATACGTAATGTGCAAATTCTACCGCTTTTGGCGAATCCAATGTGTAAATTACTACATTCTCTCCCACTTCATATGTAATATCTACAGGAAATTCTTCATCACCAATAATATCTGACATTGAAGATAACCACTCCTTTGCAACTTCATCTACGTCATAAGAATATTCCTCATTCACTTCTGTACTATTAATATCACCACTTTGACAGCCAAATAGACAAGCACTACAAACCAACATTATACCTAATAAATTATTCATTCTTTTCATATAAATCATTCTCCTTTTATATAACATTATATTTAGAGCTAATTAGCTCATGTATACGGAAGAAATTCTTCCGCATGACATGAAATAATTAATTCAATATTTATATTATATCATATCTTATTCTTCTGTGCAATCATCTTCTTCAACTAATTTTGCACTAATTTTTACTTCACTGTATGTTAATGGTTTGATTACCTCTAATAAGTCATATACAGCTTCTTCTGTTACAATGTTCCCACCATCATAAATACCTTTGATTTTCATTGATACAGATTGTGATTTAATTGTGAAATCAATTTCATTTGAGTTGAACATATCTAATAAAACTAATAAATCTGATTTTTCAACATCTGTTACGATTTCTCCAACTTCATTTAACATACCTTTTTCAGTTAAAGTTGTAGTTGTTTTAGTGTTTTTAGTTAATTTTGCCATGTGAATCTCTCCCTTATTCTTGATTACTTTTATATTATATCATATAAACGATATAAGTCAATATGTTTTAAAATATTTCTTATTTTATATCATATCTCTATCGCTTATACTTATATTATATCATATACGCTTTCAAAGTCAACTGTTTTTTTTACTTTTTTAAAAACCAAAATCATCCTCATATAAAATACTATAAACTCTTTCAGTATCCTTTGAGCCTTGTAAATAACCATCTTCATAAGCTGTGATAATTAATGTTTTAATCTTTTCAAATTGTTCCCTACTCATATTATTAACATCATACATAATACTATAAATTTCTTCTACATATTGTCTTTGTTTTTCATTTGGAATTTCACACATTTTCATCATTCTCCTTATACTATAATTAAAATGCCTGTAGAACATAAAACAGACAATGAACCTAAAGTTATAAACATTCCTCCGACATACAATAAAACAAAGTCGAATGTATCAGCACCGCACTTAATAATGTCTATCATTTGTGAAATGAATGTAAACAATCCAATGGTAAGCAATATTACACCAAATAAACATCCAATAAGTGCTGTAGCACTAATAGTAAACATATATACTACCTCCTAATTAAATAACTCTCCAACCAACACAAGTATAGCCATACATAACATAAAAGAACCTAACGTGAATACCGCAAATTTCCAAAATGCAATAACAAATAACAACACTACGACAACTGTTACATAATCAATAAATCTATTCTTCATTCATTTCATCTCCTTTATAATACTCATTATATCACATATTATATAATATAATCTAGGGTTTTTATTAAAAAAGATAGTTTTATAACTATCATTTCTTAATATTTTCTACATAGGTAATTAATCCAATTCCCATGAAACATACTAATAAAATCGCTAAAGGGATTGATATAGGAGCTAATACAATCCACCATGACCATGTAACAACACCTGTTAATTTAAGTACGACAAATACAATAGCCAATACTTCTAATACACCAAATCGCAATCCTTGTTTACTTTCTTTTTTCATTTAATATCATCTCCTTATATTTATATTATATGAAAAAAGATAGAAAACATTCTATCTTTAGTAAAATCTAACATTAACTTTTAGACTATTTGCTAATTTTCTCAAACTATCTTCAAATGATTTAGTCGCTTCTATCTTAATTTCTTCTGTTATAATATCTTTCTTAATACCTTTAACAATCTTTTCTTCAAGCTGTATTTTCACTTCATCTGATTGTATTTTGGATAATAATGAATAATCTGACTCAATCTTCTTATTATCAGTTTCGATAGATAAAATTTTGAATTCTTTTGGTGTAATTATAATAATTTCAGTACCGCCATCAACAAATACTACATCTTTCAAATCAATACCAATTAGAACTTTATAGTCTAATGATACAACTGTTTCAGTATTTGTGAGCCAACAATTCCATCTACCTTTACAATTATCATATTCAATAGAAGCCGTCCCTGTTGTTTCTGTCAATACTAATTGTCCTATGGCTCTGATTTCTTCAATGGCATTATCTAGTTTAATATTATCATTCACAACAGGTTCTGTGTTTACAGTTCTATTTGTATTTATTTTAAACCCAACAGCTAATACCAAAACAATTCCACCTAATAATATTTTTTTCATATTACATCTCTCCTTTATATTCTATAATATGAAATAAAAGAGGAAATTATTCCTCTTTTAGTATTAATCCATAAGTTTTTTCAAAAATTTCCTCTTTGCATGAATAAAATTCGCCACAAATGCCCTTAATAATATAGTCGCCACGATTAGCGACCATATCTCCCTCTAACGTTTTAATAATTAATTGCATTCCTAAAGTTGAATCTTTTAAAATCTCAACCTTAAATTCTACATTCTCATATCCGCAAAAACTTTCAATCTCTCCACGATTTACTCCATTCCATTGAATTGCTTCTACTACCATTGGTTTTTTACGATACTTTTTCATTACTCTTCCTCCCTAGTTATTTAATAAATAATATGTTCCAATACAAATTGAATCAGCAACATCATCACCTACATCAATCCCATATCTATCTAGTACATATTGTTTTGAAGCACCTTTTAATTCTTCACGTTTTTTACCTTTAATTCCTAATCCTTTTCTCCATGTACTACTATGAACTACTTCATAAAATACACAATGTTTATGAGCGACTTCCAACAATCCTCCCATTAACTTATTTAAATCCCCAAAAGTTTTTTGATTGACTTGTTTCTGAACATCCTCTAAAATAATTAAGTCAATTTTTTCTTCTTTGATGATTTCTTCAACATGGTCACATAAAGAAAACATCTTCTCTACCATACTATTACCTTTAACCTTTATACAACAATGCCATAATAACTCAAATCCTTCTTCGTTTGTTTCAAAAACTGATACACCTGTGCTTGTTGCTTGGTCTAATGATAAGATTTTCATATCTCTATCTCTCCCTATTTCTTATAATCTGTCGTTCCAATAACTATTAAATTCTTCTTGTTTTTCATTACTCCATTGTTTCATTTTTTCATCATATTGTTCTTTGAGATAGAACGGACTTAATTCGATATATAACCATGTATCTTTTATCCATAAACAATCAATTAATTCATGTAACTTATGTTCATCAATAGAGTCAAATTCATCCAAATCATCTTCATCTAATGGAATTTTATATACATTGTTATCTCCATCCTCCCACTCGTCAATAAAATATACAACCCAATCATTAATCTTGTTTTCTAATTTCATACCAAATCACTCTCCACATTGATATTCTAATTCAATTAATAACCGTCTTAGTTCAGTAATTGAATTGTTTAACTCAATCAAATCATTCATAATATGCTTCTGTCGTTTTTCTGCGATAGCAATACTTAAAGCAACTGTAATACGTTCTAATCTTTGTAATTCTAACATAACCGTATTATTACTTGGTCTTTTATCACTTTTCCATAACTTAGACATATTATCATCCACTCTCTTATTTATTGTAAGCTATTAATCTTTTTCTGAATTTTCTCCATAGCACGTTGTCTACGTCTACAAACAGCCGACACTGTACTATCTAATCTTTCAGCAATTTCTTCATAACTCAATCCATCTGTTGCCAATAAACAAAACGTCTGATATTCTTTAGGTGTACAAACTTCTTTTGCAACTGTCCACATTAATCGTCTTTTTTCATCTTCAATGTAATCTCCTTCAATATTAATACGATTATCACTAATAATCTCGTGTAGTGTTATCATATTATCATCAGAACCATCATTCATTTCAGAATCAAAACTTCCTTCACCGTTTTTGATTGACTTCATTGTTTGACGTAATCCAACTTGGACAGCTTGGCGAATTTGATAAAATACGTGTGTTGTAAATTTTGATTTGTCTTGGTCATAATTATTAATAGAATTCAAAATAGCAAATACACCTTCACTATACAAATCTTCAATCAAGTCATTACTCATTGTCGAATCATTATGATATTTGTTAATAAACTTATGAATCATTGGAGTGTAGCGTTTAATCAATTCGTTCTTAGCTTCCTCGTTACCTTCCTTAGCGTAAACAACTACCATTTCATCAATCATATTTTTAAACATTTAGAATCCCCCTATATTATATTATATAATTAATTTGTTAATACCTTAGAACTAATAAAAGGCATTAATTATAGCAATGAGTAATTGTCGATATTTGAAGAATTTTGTCTATCATCACTCATTGCTATATTTATATTATATAATATATTTTTATTTTTGACAAGTATTTTTTTAAATATTTAATATTTTTTATTACTCATTAAATTCATAACCATTTGCATTAACTTTCATTTCATCTTCATCAATCATATCATTTTCCCTTGCCGTTTCTAATAGTACCTCATTGGAAGCAAGACAATAATTATATGTTTTGGCAATCCATTTCAACATACGAACTGTTTTAAACATAGTGAAGATTGTTACACCATTAAGTATTTTATCATAATCTTCTTTGAGTGCGTCTAATACCTTTTCATTACCAATTAAGCTAATAAGTAATTCTTTTCTTGCTACATCTCTCAAATATACATATTGCTCTGTCGCTCCATTGCTCTCGTATTCTTCGATAGCTGTATTGAATTTCTCAATCACCATCTCTACTCTTTCATCTACGACTTTTGATAATTCTACAAACATCTTTTTGTTCATATTAACATCTCCTTTACATTTATTATATTATCTGTTATGATATATATTCCAAATTATTCTAAAAGAATAGTAACCTAATTATAGGTTACTTCTTTTATATGCAATAAAAGTAAATAAATATAATAGAAATACCGTAAACGTCATAAATGTCACTATTAAATTCGGTATTCCAATGAATTTATTTGTTTTAAAACAATATTTAGCGTTATATAGATTAATAATAGTAATTAAAAACCAACAAATTGTACAAAAAACTACTGAAAACATTGTTTTTCCTCCCATTTTTATGAATAAAAGTTAAATTTTATTCATATTTTCTTTTCAAATAATCAATAATATCCTTTTGTTTTTTAAAACCTTTACTATAAACAGGTGAATTATTTTCATCAACTACGCTCAACCAAAAGCTAAACAATCCACGACCTTTATTAATTGTAATCATATTTCCATTAGATAGGCTAATCATGATGGAATTTCCCATGATACGAGATATTGTCATTTGTTCGTTTTCATTTACAAATTTTTCAATGCTTTTAAATTTAACCGCTTTTTCCATGTTATTTCATCCTCTCACATATAATAAATTCAAATTCTATTCGCATTATTTAATTCGTATTTTCACTACACTTATATAATATCATATGCAACACATAAAATCAACTTTTTTATAAAAAAAAGATTAGAATTAAATTCTAATCTTCATATAAAACAATTTCATTTTTTTCTAATGTTTCTTGTACTGATATAACACGCTGATTTGAGCTTCCTACCCAATGTTTTTCTGGTGATAATAAATCAATCTTGAATTTTCCGTCACATAATACATCAATAGTTTCAAGAATTTCTTTCTGTGGCATTTCCATTAATTCTTCATATGTGTATCCTGTCCATAGCCATTGTGTCTTATTCGGAAAATCTTTTCGTAACTGTTTAGATAACTCAATAATATCTTTATAATTCTTGTAACTTAGAGGGTCACCACCGCTAAATGTAATTCCAGAAATATATGGTTTACTTAATTCTTCATAAATTTCTTTCATGTGATTTTCATTAAATAATTCTCCTAAATTCTCATTCCAAGAATAACCATTGTGGCAGAAAGGGCAACTATGTTCACAATGAGAAACCCATAAGATAATTCTGCAACCCTCTCCATTGAGAAGGTTGCATTTGTCAATATTCATTACTCGCATTTTTCATTTCTCCTTACATTGATTTACGGTCTGCAATTTCGTCCATTTTAGCGTCATTTAAACGTGAATCGCCTTTAACTTTAGAATAACTTAAATATCCATTCATACGGTCAATTTTAGTTAGATTGTCAGAACCACACTTAGGACATACGTGCATATCTAACTCTTGATGACCACAATCATCACAATATGATAATGCTAAGTTTACACCTTGATAATATCCGTATTCCATACCACGTCTTAAAATATCTTTAATAGCTTTTAAGTTGTAGCTGATAGGATATTTAGTATAAGTAATACGTCCACCTGTTGATACATGGAATAAATCATATTCACCATCTTGTTTTTCAAAAGGTGTAATATCTTCTGATACATGAAGCAGATACCCAACAGTTTCCTATTGGACTAGACTATCTCACCATCCTTACGGATGCTCTGCACTTCCATTGGTGCTAATCTCCAATGTACTGAGCTACACTCATCACCCATAGTCGTTACACGTTCAACTATATACAAGTTTAAACAAAATTTTCTCTCTCTGTAATTTTATAAGACTTATACATTATCATGTAAGAGAAAATTTTAAACTTACTATAATAGAAGCTTCGCACGGTATTACCATATCCATTTAGGACTTAGGCTTCCTTACTCATAAGTCATTACTGATTCTGAACCGTTAGCATGATTATAAAACCATACACCCCTTTTGCTTGGGTTCACAGAGTTTTACTTCCACCCATTATTGATGGAAGCTATTTGATACATATTTCTTATCAAAAATTCCTTCAATTAATCCAAATCGGTTTTTGAATTGCTCTACTTGCAATCCTACGAGGCTCTCGGCAGGTGCGCCGTATAGAGCATATAACCAACCATCTTCTGCTTTAAACTCTTTTATCTTTTTATCAACATAAGTTAATACTTCCATAGCAAATGAATTATCTTCACGTAATGATTTTCCATTGTGTAATAAACATAATTCATTTAATGCTGTATATCCGAAACTTGCTGTCATAGGTTTTAACATATCTAAACCAATTTTATCGTCATATTTTAAGTTACCGTTTAAAAAACCGCCTTGTGTAAATCCTAATGGATTTGTACTAGCTTTTAAGTTTGCAATATATTGATATGTACGAATATGAATTCCACGAATCATTTCTAAATAATAATCTAATAATTTATAGAAATCTTCACCTGTTACTTTAGACTCTTGATAAATCATACATAAGTTTAATGTGATAGCACCACAATTAAATCTTCCAACAAAGATAGGTTTGTCATCTTCATCCATTGGTGTCATTCCACCACGTTCATACCATGGAGAAAGGAACGCTCTGCATCCCATTGGTGACACGATTCGACAATATTTTTGGTACATTTCTGGTACATATCCATCACCACTTAAACTGAGGTAATCCGTTTAATCCTTATGTTTCCAAAAGGAACTGACTATATCATGTTCTGATTAACTGTCACCATCAATCAGAACCACCGCACTTCCACTAACGGAATTTCACCGTCAATGTACTCTACTCGTTTATTCTCCAATGTATTTCTCATCAGATATACTTTCGATAGTCGATGCACATTTCCATCATTTGTTTGTTTTTTAATCTAAATAAGTAATTTTCCATGTATTAAGATAAACACCATTTCTTTTTATAGTTCGACTTATTGCAGAAGCGTGTTTTGTATCACCGAATAACCTAACAGAAGCTCTTCCCAAGCTAGGTTCAATTATAATTTCACCAGTAATAACATTTTCTAGTCGGACAGTTTTAACACAAGCCTTATTTCTTAAATTTTCTTCAATAGGAATAAAGCGAACATTTCCTTTTTCGTACCCTTTTTCACCATCAATTCTATCTATGGATAGTTTTTGGTTCGGATATAATTTCGTAGATTTCTTATATTCATCCCAACAAGAATGATAGTAGTCTACATAATCTATGAAATTCCATTTCCCTTTGTATCGTTCATAATCTTTACTTTTGGGATTAGTACATCTTCCTTTAGCGTACCTATAAAATGCTCTAAACTGTTTTCTATGTTTAACTCCCATATCTTCATCTTGTTTTAAAAAATAATAAGATGAACACTTTTCATTATGTAAGTTCAACTTACTCTTATTATTTCTGTAAACACTTTTAGCTTCTAATGTTTTTAAAGCTCCGCATATGTTGCATTTTAGATTAACTAATAATTTATTGTTCTCATTATAAAAATTTATTACAGTGTAACTAAGCTTATTTTGATTGTCAACAATCCATTGTTTATAATCTATTTTCATATTCCCCTCCTAAGATTACAAACAAATGATGGACTTTGCACAGGATTTCCATATGTTTTCACACTTAGGGTTTCCTGTTAGCCTATTCTCTATCAGTCATTTCCTACTAATCCTAAACGTAGAATAGACACCCTATTTTTATAGGTTCACGATGTTTTTCATATGAAATCACTTTCATAAGCCCCAATTAATGTTTAGGGTACATACTTTTAGAACTACATTCAATTGCTAAATCAAATAAATACTCTAATTCTTTACCTTCACCATGAACAGCTTCATCATAGGTGAAAACTAACTTAGGAAACAGCATTTGACGTTTAAATCCTTCTTTTCCTTGTCCTTCACGTCTTACTTTTAAAATTGTTTCAGATACCATTCGTTCAAATTCAGACTCACCAACACCGAATGAGAATGTAGTAAATATATAATCTCCACGACTAGAAGCTACAGTATTTAATTTAATTTCTAAACCTTGAATACCTTGTTCTAATTCTCTACGTACCTTTTTCATTGCATATTCATGCACTCGTTCTTCTGATACAATTTCAATACCATTTTCAAGTAACATTTCAATGTATTCTTCACGATATTTTTTATATGACTTCTCACAATATGGAGCTAATACTCTATCAATCTCGGGTACAGAGTAGCCTCCGTACTCCTGTGAAGCCATTGACATGATAATATCACCTAATACGTCACAAGCTGTATCTAATGATTTTGGCTCATTATACCACACGTTACCCATTTCAAATCCACCTTTCATGATGTTTGAAACGTCAGCTAAACAACAGTTCATAGCTAATAAACGGTCACGCATATCATGTACATAAATGAATCCATCTTTACAAGCACGTACTTCTCGGTCTGTTAAGAATGTTTTTTGATATAATTCCTTCATTAATACACCTGTAATTAAACTACGCTTTGTTGATACTAGTGAACTATCAGCATTACTATTTTCTTTATCTCCAATATATAATACTGATTGTGCTTTCTGATACACATTATCTAAGATTGATACGAAATCTGTTTTGTAGTTACGATAGTTACGATATGAGTCAGCTACAGTTTTATTAATAGTTGCCAATACCATTTCGACCACGTTATGTAAGTCTTTAACATGAATCATTCCATTAAAACGTTCTTCGATTACTACTTTTACACCATTCTCTAATTCTTTTAACTGTTCTTCTGTAAACTCGACTAAAACTCGTTCAGAGCTTTTCTTAACAGCATTAAATAATTTGTCTTTTTTAAATTCTTCGATTGTGTTATCTTTTTTTACAATTTTAATCGTTTGCACTGTATCATTCCCTTTCTTACTATTATTGTATATTATATATTATATAATATAATAGAATATATATTCTATTATATTATAAATTATTAACAACATAATCACATAATTGTTTTTTGCTAATACCACTATTGTTAATTACTTCCACAGGAATATGTTTTTTTCTCAATTCATCTGATAACAACATATATGTTCGTTGTTGTTTTAATGCTTCATCTACTGTATGTTTTACATATTCAAACTTATCACGTTTACCTAAACGTCTTTCATATTCGCTTGGATTTGAAGTTAAAATAATCACCTTAACATCATAATAATATTGTAACACTTCTAATTTATATGTTAATATTTGGAAGTTTTCAGAATTATCATAATCCTTTTTACCTAGACGATTATAGACCTCATTACTGATAAATGAACGACATAGGATGAAGTTTGAATTAAACATTCTTGAATCCATAATCATATTCAACATATTTGCATGGTACATATATGAATTATTTTTGTTATCATTCCCAATAGATGAAAGACTAAGCATTGTTGTATTTTCCATATTTTCACGTAAATTATGTGCTAATGAGCTTTTACCACTCCCAATCGCACCTTCTACAATAATTAATTTTGGTTTTTTGTTTTCCATACTTATCATCTCCTTTACATATGATATTATATAATAGAAAATGGTTGAAGTCAACCATTTTTCTATTTAATTTTTGAAATTTTAGTTATAAATTCTTGCATAGAATTATAATCTTTTTCCCAACCATTCGCTGTTTTAAACGTTTTTGGTCTTAATTCAGTTTCTTTGACATTGATAATATCATTAGTAGTTACTTCTAATTCTTGTAGAATATTCCCACTGATTTTATATGTCATATTTTTACCTGTTCGTAGATAGTAAATGTTAATCCATTTAGTTGCATAATTACCATCAATTCCTGTTACAACTCCTACAGATGGTTTGATGTTTTCATTTTTGTAACTAATATAACCTAAGAATTCATTTTGAGCTTCTACAATTTCTTTAATTGTGAATTCTTTATCATCTAATTTTAACATTTCTTCCTTGATAATATCAATACGTTTTGATTTTGTTTCTAGCTTTAATGTCTTTTTATATTTTTTGCTGAATAAGTCATAGATGTTCATTAAATATTTACCTTTACCATAATCACTAAAGAACCCTAATTGAATTAAAATCTTCATTTGACGTGAATTTACAGATGTTGTTTCGACAATATCAACTAATAAATCGACAAATCTTTCACCATTTTTCTCTAATATCTTATGTTGCTCACAATTTGCTAATTTATACAATTCATTCGCAACCGTTTCATTCATAAACTTAATACTTTTTAATCCTTTATAGATTACTTTATTTTCTAAATCATATGAATATTTTGATTGAGAATATCCAAATTTAATATCAGATAATTCAATACCAAAATAAGGTAACTCACCAATTAAATCATGTGTAATTTTTTCATCACCTTCATTGATATTCAACGCAACTGAATAATATTGAACAGGATAATTAGCTTTCAGATACGCACCGTATAAACTATCATATGCTACTGATAAGCTGTGGCTAGAGTTAAATCCATATGCACTAGCGTCCTCAATGATTTTCCATACCTTTTCAGCGTTTTCTTCTGAACCTGTTTTAGCTGTAAATCCTTCAACAAACTGACTTCTTGTTTGCATGATTACATCTTTTTTCTTTTTAGAAACAGCTTTGATAATACCATACGTTTCATCTTCTGGAATACCAGCATATACAAGAGCAGACATGATATTTTCTTGATATAAGACAAAGTTCATTGACGTTTCAAGTAATTTATCAAATTCTGTAATACCATAACTAAAGTCTTGACGGTTTAATAGGTATGACTTCATACTCTCAAATGAAGGACGAATACCAGCTACAAAGTGGGATAATTCCTCTACGTTCTGTGGTTTATATTGCATTACTTGTAATTTAGATGATTGTGTTGATGTTTGGTTTAATGTAGCTGTAATTCCATCTTCATATAATCCCCAAACCTTTTTATCATTCATTGTCATCTGTTTTAAGTCTTTGATTGAGTCAATAGGTTTACCTAATTCTTTATACACCTCTGAAATCAATAACCATACAGAAACCATTAAATAGTCATTTTTTAAATACTTCCACTTATCCGCTGTATTCTTATCAATCATTGCACAATAAGCGTCACCAACTTTAATGATTCCAATTTCTTCTCGAATATCACCACTTAACAATAAAAATCCACATGGATTAGGTGAAGCACTCTCAATCACATCACCAATAGCGTCTACTTTTTTAAATAATTCTTCATATTTACTTTGTTTTCTAGCTCCATCAATATCTTTTGTAATCTCATTTGATTCAGTAGGACTAATATCCATAGCACGACATACGTTTTTAATACGTGCTTTTTCCTTCTGTTCTCCAAATGAAATCATAACATAACATCCATGCTCACCTAAATACTCTCTTGTGGCTTCAACAAATGGTGTTTGGTCTACTAGATTGTGGTCTATCCTCAATACCCTCTCTTTCGAGATACTTTAACACTAATTAAATAGTGGGAGTAGGTCATATCATCAACTCTCGCTAAGAGTTGCCATGCACTTCCAAATACGGAATTTCACCGTAAATGTACTCTACTCGCTTATTCAATATATAACTAGCATAACGTTATATATCTATGCTTTCGATGACCGTCTGACTTTACAATACCATCATAACAGTTAAATTCTAAATTCTCCTTCTAATTTGATTAATTCAAATCCTCTTGATTTTCGCCTAACCCATAAGCTACTTATTGAAACATCAAGATTATTTTCTATTACATATTTCTCAAACTCTTTTCTACCACATAATTCTGATGACATTTTCCCATTCGGATATTTAATAATCCATTTACAATACCATTTAGTACCATCTTTTCTTTCTGTTTTACTAATTCCATGACGAACATTTTCTTTTTGTGTTACCCATTCAAGATTCGTATAATCATTATTTAAAGTATTACTATCTTTATGATTTACAACAGCTCCCTCAAAATAACCGTCAACAAAGTATTTTGCTACTAACCTATGTATCAAATAACCTTTCTTTCTATCTCCATCAACTAACTTAATACATAAGTATCCATTATGTTCGTATGGTTTTAATTTTCTCAATCCGTTTCTACATTTATATTTATTCTTATATGAATAAACATCACCATTGCTTGTTATGTAATAGTCTTTAAAATCTTCTAACTGTTTTGCATTACTCGGTAACTCCACCATAACCATCCTTTCTAGTTATGATGATATTGTCTTAGCACAGGATTACCATATCTTCCGACTTAGGCTTCCCCTGTTAGCACAATCATTAGTCGTCATTTCCTACGATTACTAGCGTTGATTGTACACCCTATATTTATAGGTTCACATGGTTTTTCAATAGGTGTCACCACCTAAAGCGACATTAATGTTTATCGGGGAGTGAGCGTGTTTCTAAGATACGTGATTTACTCATAAAACGTGTTGGATATAACTCAATCTTCTCTTCTAATCTATCAATGTTTGTAAATCCTAATAATTTATTGATTAAGAATGACACACCAGAGCCACGTCCTGTTTGAGTTAAAATTCCACCTAATTCTTTTGCACGTTTGATGATGTAATAATTATCTAAGAAGTAATCCTCCATCTGTGTTCCTTCGATAATGTCCATCTCAAATCTTAAAGCGTCAAAGTATTTTTTTCTATCTTCTTTAGGTAAATGTCCGTATTGTTTTTTAAATTCTCCATTGACAATATCCTTTAACTTCTTAACCTTTTGTTCATGTGTATCATTTGGGAACAACGTAGGCATTTTAATATTATCTTCAAATACAAATTGTTCGGTTTTTTCTTCGATAACCAATGTATTCTCGATAGCTTCCTTTGCTTGTTCGTCACTTAATACACCTTGAATTTTGTAACGTTCTACAATTTCATCATATGTTGGATAATCAATTTGAAATAAATCTTCATCACCATAGTTCATACCCTTACCTTTTAACAGAATGCTACGATTTTCTTTATCTTGTTCCGTAATAAAGTGAGTATCACATCCATGAATTAATTTAATTCCATATTTTTTAGCCATTTTCAACATCAATTCATTATGCTCAATTTGTTTATGATGATTATGTGATTGAACCTCTAAGAAGAAATTCTCACCAAAATGATGACGTAATCTAATAAGAATATTTTCATTAATGCCAACTCCAGCAACACAAGCTGTTGTTACGATAAAGTTTTTTGGGTCTAATTTAGAAATAATATCAAAATCAAGTCGTGCTTTATAATAATACCCTGTCATATTAGCTTCTGATAAAGCTAAATTTAATTGCTTTAATCCTTTATGATTAAGAGCCATGATAACAATATGATAATTTGTTTTATCCTTTTCAAATCTATCCTCTACAAAATATGCTTCTGCTCCGACTAATAACTTTAATCCATTCTTTTGACATACTTCATATGCTTCTAAGATTGAAGTCATTCCACCATGATAACCATGCTCTACGGTAGATATTGAAGTGTGACCTAATTCTAATGCACGTCTAACATAATCGTGAACAGTTAATGTACAATCAATAGTAGCAATATTTGAATACTTTGAATGTCTATGATAATTTGTATATTTTTTCATTCTTCATCTCTCCTTTACATATTATATTATATAATAAAAAGGTGGGAATGTCCACCTTTTTTAAAATAATATTGTATAAATTATACAAGAAAGAGCCATAATAAACCAAGAGAAGGCAAATGTGAATAAATACATTTTTTCTCTAATACTATCAATAAAGAAATAGATGATAACTAACAATAAAATAATATATAATATTATTTTTCATCACCTTTTCTATCAATTAATACTTGAATTAATTTAGCTTTTAAATTAGCTAAATCTTTATATTTACTTGATTTTCTCAATCCTAGTCCTTCTAATACCAACATCTCTCCATTGACCAAATTTAAAACTCTACGAATGTCTTTAATTTCTAATAACATATCACATCATCCTTTATATTTCATTTGATATTCTTTTAATGCTTGACACTTATTGCACACAGAACAGATATTTGTACAATAGAAGCTAGTACCCTTGTTGACTTCTTTAGCTTCCCATGTATCATATTGAGTTAAAGATTCAATCTCTTTGATTGTTTCAAGAATCCACGATTTACAATACATCTTAGTGACTTCATTGTATGGATATTCAACAAATGCGTCCTCGAATTCTTGACCATCTTCCAACTCTCTACGCTCAATCATCTTCTTAGTGCGTTTACCTTGAACCATACAATACTTCAACATCATCCATTTAATATCTCGTACTACATACCCTAGTTCTTCTAGTGCTAAACCATATAAGATTAACTGATTAGCGTTCTTTTCTAAATCCTTCTTAGCATATTTGCTTGATGTTTTAAAGTCAATAATAGAAACAGTTCCATCTTCATTATGAATAATCAAATCAATAAACCCTGTCAGCTTATGACCCTCTAATTCAAGTGAAATCTCCTTTTCAACTTCAAATTTAACACCTTGTAATGGTTTAAAGTTTCGTAAACAATGATTGATATTCTTAATATACTTATTCTTAATGTTATCATTCACAAATTCAATACCGAAAATCTCACATTCATCCACTTTATCTTCAAACATTTCAACACGCTTTTCAATATCAATATTCTTACCGCTTTGAATATTTTCTAAAATCTCATGAATTTCTGTACCAATCTCGCTGTAAATATTTGGACGCTTTTCTGATTTCATCTCATAAGATAACCAATAAGCATGGCGACAATCATTAAATAATTTTAATCGACTAAAACTATACACTGTTTCCTCTTTATTCATTCTCTACACCTCTGTACCATATAATATTATTTTTAATTAATTCACTAAATACCTCTTTGCCTAAATCCGTAGGTGAACACTTTTTACCTAACAATCCATTCTTATCAAGGATATATCCCACTTTGACATTAGGAAGAATACGTTTAATCTTCTTACATTCATCCTCTAACACATCCTCCGTAACGTCTGTATCATATCCAATGATAATTTTATCAACATCATACTTCATTAATCTTATTTGTTGTTCACTGATAGAGTGACTACCTACAGAAGCACAGCGATTAAATCCAAATGAGTCACATTGCATTGTAGCCTTCTCTGACTCAAATAAAATAACACTTCTTTTTTCAAGGATTTTATCTCGATTTTCGAAATAACCATATAGATGATTTGTCTTTTTAAATTTCTTTAAAGCGATATATTTATAATCACCACAATCATCATCATTGTTACGTCCTTTAACACCAATAACCTCACCTTCGGTATTTCTCCAATTAATAGTAATATAATGATTTTGAAAATCGTATCCGACACCAAATTTCATTTGAGTTTTAATACTAATCCCATCGTCTAAGAAACGTTGATTTGGTCTTTTTGAATATGCCTTCAAATCATCTTCACTATAAACATGGTCTGTAACTTCTGTCTGATTTCCAATGAATTTTCTAAAAGCACCACCGAATAATTGTTTCCTCTTAACTTTAACTTGTTTGGCTTCACCACCGAATAATGAACTAAGATAATTGTGTACTTGATTAAATGTCTGTCCACTATTCCAACACAGAATACTATAAATATCTCCCTTTACGTTTTTACTCCAAATCGTTGAGTAGAGATTGTCAAGATTAATTACAACAGATGTAGGGTTACTATCCTCACTGTATCCACATCTAATTTCTTTTTCTCCAAACTCTTTGATATGAGCAAATCCATAATGTTCGAGTGCTTGAATTAATAGATTAGTATTGTTTATTAAATTTTCCTTTACCTTATCTGACTTCATTTTTACCACTCGTTTCCTATACACTTTCAATAATATTATATGAGAATATTACAACATATATTCTAATATTTTATATAATATCATACATTTTTTAAAAAATCAATAATGAAAAAAGAAAAACCTAGAAAATCTAGGTTTAATTTCTTTGTGAGTCTGGATGAACTGTACAATAACCAATTTCATAATATGTTGCTGTTTGACCGTTGAATTGATACAAGATATAAATTCCATCTTGACCGTTACGACATTTATCAACATATAGAACTAAATAACGTTTATCTTTATCAAGTTTGATTTGTTCTTTATATGTTTTACCTAATGCTTCATCATATTTCCAACGATAAGGCTTAACATCATATTTCTCTCCTGTATATTCATCAGCGTGTAAATAACGGAAGATAGCGTGGTTTGATAAAATCTCTTTGATTTGTTTACCTTGTGATAAATCCGCACCACTTAACTCACGTTTGTTTGAAGCGTACTGTGCAATTTGGAATGTTAAAATTAAACCTTGTTTGTTCTTTTGACAAGCAATATCTAATTTTTTACTATCTTCAATAATTGTTGCCCATGCACGATTATCAGCACTATTACTAGCTTTCATTGTATCGAACACTACAATACGACTACCCATCTTGTTCCACTTGTTCATGATACGGATAATTGTATCAATATCACCATCACAATACTTAATAAATACCAATTTACCTTTTAATTCAGTATTTACATACTTCTGAACTTGACGTAATACTTGTAAATCTTCTTCCGTACATTTACCTTTTAACATTTTTTCACGACTTAATTTATAGTATTTGAATTGACGTGTTGCAATAATAGAATATAACATAAATTTGTATTGTTGATATGATAACTCATTCGAGATTAATGTTACAATCTCACCTTTTTCAATCATTGGATATAAGATGTTACTGAATGTAAATGTTGACTTACCATTACCAGACGGTGCTGAAATCTGTGTAGTCATTCCCATTGGAATACCGTAGAAAATGTCATTTAAGATTTTAGCATATTTTTCAAATGTTACAGTTTCAATAGCTTCACCATTAACAATCATATCGAATTCATCATCAGCGAAATATAACTCATTCACTTCCATATTTTTATTAATACTACTTTCATCTGAAATACTATTAATTAATTCTTCAACATAGTTAGCCATTAACTGTGAGTCATTCATACCTTTAATCTTTTCAAATTCACTTGCTAAACGCTTTTGCATTAAGAATAAGTTAATCATGTAGTTTGATTGTAATAACTTATCATAATACGTTTCAAAGTTATTTACGTTCATCGTCTTAGCTGTATTAATAATTTCTCTTACTCCACCATATTCATTAATGATTTCCTTTAAAGTTGGATAGTCCTCTAGGTAAGTTTCAACTGTAACTCGGTCAAATTCAACGATACCATTATCAACCATCTGTAACCCTAGTTTATATAAAATCTTACTATCTTCATTGATTAATTCATTATTGTTAATTTTGTATTCCATGAATAATTCGGGATTTTTCCACATTGATAAAACCACACGACCTTCAATAGTTTCACGATTTTCCAAATATTTTGATGGTACTTCATTTACATTAATTTCCATATTAATCTCTCCCTTAACTTAATTACATTTATATTATATAATATAAAATTTTGAAAGTCAACAATCTTCTTACAAAAAATCACGAATACTCTTTCTTTTTTTAGTTGTACGACTCACACTAATAGGTTCATCGAATGTAACAAATGTAATTCGTTCTTCTTGCTTCGTCTTACGCTGTAATTCCTGTTCTACATCTTTCTCTACAGAAGCGAACACGTACTTAGCTTTGATTGTGCTGTTCGGAAACGTCTTTTTAGATATGATTTCGGTCAATTTATAGCGTTTTTCGCTCAAAATTGTGAATAAAATCTGTCTTTTATCCCCATCGAAATCATCCTTTAATCTATTTCTAATGTATCCATTAACGGTCTTACCCATAGTCTTAACACCGATAATATGCTTAATCATAGAGAAGATTTCTTTATCAAGGATTTCTTCATCACTTGTAACATCCTTACAATGTTCACAGCAGAAGTAAATCTTATCTCCTGTTTTTAATTCAACTTCAATAGATTTTTCCACGTACTCTCTCGTACCACATGACTCACAAGTGATAGCTTTTTTCCTAGCCATATAACTCAACTCCTTTAATTATATTATATATTAATCAAACCAATAAGTCAAACATTTTTTTCTTTAATATTATATAAAAAAGATAGGAATATATTCCTATCTTTTGGCTAATTATTTAATTTCAGAAGCAATTCCTTTTAATGATTCAAGTGATAACTCTTGTAATTTTTGAACACCATTAGAAACTAATACATTCTTAATCATTACCTTTTGTTCTTTTGTTAATTCTTTATATGATGACATAATCATTTCTAAAATTGTTTCTTTTAATTGCTCTTCACTTGCTTGTTGTTCTGCTTTTTCAACATCTTTAATTAATTGTTCTGTTTTTTGTTCATGCTCTACTTGTTGCTCTTGCTGAATTTGTTTAACTTGTGTATCATCTAATTTAGCACCAACTTGTTTTTCTAATTCAACTTTAATAGCGTCATAAACTGTTTTGATGAAACATTCAGCGTCAAATTCACAAGCGTCAGCAATAGAAGGGAAATGAGATTTACAATCAATAGCATATTCATCATCTCGGAATACAATGATACGAGATTCATCTGTTACAGTACCAACAGTTTTCATTACTGTCTTACCCTTTGTACTATTGAAAGCGTCTTTTACTTGTTTCATATTATCGAATGAACGTCTAATATATGCTGTACCAACGATATTAACTTTATTTTTAATTGCATTGTAATATTTTGCTGGTAGGTCAGATGTTAATTGTTCGAATTCAATATTGCCCATTTGGTCTGCTTTAGCTTTACGTTTCGTATGTCCGTTAATCCAAATCCCCATATGATATTTTCTAACTTTAAATAATGTTTTCACTACTAATTCAACTACTCGATTTTCACCAGCTTGGAAACCACCATATGCTGATTTAATTGTTGAAACTTGTTTATTCACATCAACTGTATCATTGTACTCTTCGATAACATATTCTTCTGCTAAATCATAGATTGTATCTAATGTATCAAACCCAATCATTTTAATATGCGAATACGCTCCGTTACGTCCTTTACATAATACATCAATATAATCAATTAAATCTTGGAAAGTTTCTACTTGAATATAGTTTGCATTTGGAATATGGTGAGGTGCTGGTTCGTTTCCAATGTTAAACATTAATCCACCATCTTCTCCGTATAACTTATTACAAACATCGTAGAATAAAGTTGTTTTTCCAACTCCACCAATACCATTTAATAAAATTGCATAATTACATAAATCTGCTTTTACTTGATTTTTTTTGATTGGTAACATATTATCATTCTCCCTTATAATTAATCTGTTTAGTGATTACAAATATATTATATAATTCAAAGACCGTTTATATTCTATTTTTTTTATTTTTTATGAATATTTTATTTAGTAATGGTCAATAATATAATTGTGTTCCTCACTACAGTATTTATTATATAATATTATTTATATAATGTCAACATTATTTTATTTAAAATTGCATATTTTTAATCTCCCATGCAAATTCATCATCTCCATATATACCTCTCTTCGTCCTATAATTAATATACCCAGAGTTTTTACCCATAAACAGACTAGCCTTACTCATAGATATGAATTCATCAATAACTCCTGTTTTCTTATTTGTAATCACTGTCACTTTTGATGTTTTGATAAGATTACTATTATAAGCATGATTAACATTTTCTTTCTCACTACACCATTCTAAATTTAAAACATTATTATTTGTAGGTTCTCCATCAATATGATTTACTTGTGGTAAATTAAGTGGATTTTCCAAAAATGCTCTTGCAACTAATCTGCTGACCAAAAATGTTTTTTCTTTACCATCTTTCCATATTATAACTCTAGCGTCATACTTCTCACTTCGAACTCTTTTTTGAAATTTCTGCTTAATAATTCTCTGCTTCCATTTTCTAATTCCATGACGCTCCGTATATGTAACTTTGTCTTTATGAGTCCTAATTCTCCCTAAATTACTCACTTCATATAGTCCTTCGTATCCAACAACATCTTTCCAAACTTCTCCTTCTAAATCTTCCAACTGTAACCATCTTTCACTTCTCTGAGTAAATTCCATATCATCATCTCTCCTTAATATTTCATATTATATAAAAACCCTAGAATATAATTTCTAGGGTTGAATGTACTATTTTATTAATCAGAAAGGTAACTCATCTCCAAATTCGTCTACTGAACTAAAAATAGAAACTTCTTCTTCAACTTCTTCTACAACATCATAAATATCATCTTCGTCCTCTTCACGATATACGTTTTTAGATGTGAAGTCAGTAGGGATAATTACTTTAGCAAATGCACCGCTAATATTAATCTTCATGATTTGCACTTCTGTAATCTTTTTACCTACAGGTTGCTGTGCTTCCATCACTTCTTCTAATGTCATTAATCCCATTTCCACTAATTCCATTTGCTCTTTAGTTGGTTTGAAATCAGAAGTTGACACTTCTTTAGCACCACGCATAAAGTTTACATCTAACTTAATTGCACGATATTTGTCATCTTTTACAACTAACTTATCTAATAAGTATTTTTTAAGTGCTTCACCAGCTTTTACTTCTTCGTAGTTTAATACAAATGTTTGAGGTAATAATCCTGTAGGTGTTTTCTCACCGAATAATGCTTTATTGTATTCAGCACAGTATCCATTTACGATTAATCGCTTGTTTTTAGCGTCATCTTTAACAGCTTTATTACCAAATACTAATGAAATAGTTCCTGTAAATTCACATGGAGTTTCTTCTTTAACGATTGAGATACGTGAGAATTCATAAACTTGATTTACATTTCCATTATAGTAGTTAAATTTGATTTGACCACTAACAGAAATCTTAGTACCACTTACAACTTTACCATCTTCGAATTTAGCAGATGTTAATTTTCCTTCTTTAATAGCTTTGTAAGTTGATTCGATTACATCATGATTATGAATTAATGTTTCACCTAAAACATATTTCTTAGAGAATGAAGCCACATTTTCTAATACACTTTCATCTTTACGTTCATGCCACATGATTTCTAAATCATCATATCCACCATCTTCATTAGGTGATTTTACCTTAAACGTATTTCCAGCACCAAACTCATTTACCTCTACATACTGTGAGTTATTTCCATCAGTGATTCCGAATGATAATTTTCTCCATGATGAACCATCTTTAGTTTTTAATAAGTTATCTTCTTTGAATGTGATGTACCCTACGAATTTAAAGTTTTTTGCTTGTGAATATTTGTTAGCCATTTTTATCTCTCCCTTAGTTTTAAATGATTATTCATTACATTTATATTATATTATTTAATGTAATAAATATTCCAATTATTTTTTTATTTTTGTCAACTTCCTCTGTTCGACATTTATATTATATAATACAAAATTTAGTAAGTCAACTATTTTTTTGTTTTTTTAATTTTTGTATCTTTATTGATAAATTCAGAAGTTTTTCTTCCATGCAATCTCAATAACAACATTGCCTTAGATGTAACTTCTATTGTTGAATATGGTAAATTGTAACCACTTGGAGTTTCACTATTTACATACTCAATAAAATCTTCATAATGATGTGACGCTTCAAACTCTTTCGGATATTTATGAGCAAGTTCGATTAAGTCCTTACCAATATTATCGTACTGATAATCTTGTAATAAGTTATCATTAAATCTGTAATAAATTGCTGAATGAATTAAAATCTGATTTTCTCTCCTATTAATCAGTGAAACAATTTCATCATTCATTTTGCTCACCTCCCTTACAGTGATTATTATATAATAATATATAATATAATGCAATAGTTTTTTATAAAAAAAAAGAAGAAGTATTAACTTCTTCTTATTGTCGTCCACTATTGTTTATTTGTTGTTCCATAACCACCTCTATTAAGATTACCTAAATCAGATACAGGATGTAATTCTAATTGTGGCATTGGTTTGCGAACTTCAAACTGACATAAACGGTCACCTTTACTTACTTCACCGCTTCCCATTGCCATGAACATTCCACACCAATAATCATTTGTTCCTCGGTAATTCCAATCAATGCAACCAACATTATTTGTTAGCCATAATTTGAAGTTTTTGAATAATGAACTACGAGGATAGATATTAGCTACATATTGTTCTCCTGTTTCTAAATCTGTCATATCCATTGAGAAACCAAAGTTCACGAATAGAATATCTCCTTGTTCATATGTTACTGTGTCAAAATTGGCACTATCATATACTTCAACTTCGCCTGTTGTGCGAGTTACCTTCACTTCAATAGCACGAGTATCTATCCAATTTCCATTGATTGTTTCTAGGTTCGGAACTGTTTCATCTAAGTAGTGTACATTAAAATTTAATTTTGTCATATTATCTTCTCCCTCAAATAATTATTTACAATACTATTATATCACATCCTACTCAAAAATATTCTATAAAAAAATAAAAAAGAATGGATTAATTTAATCCATTCTGTAATTTCCATGATTGAAGTACGTTTAATGCTACACAAGCTGTTGTCACCGTACCAACTTTTTCGTAATATGTGTTACCTAAAGAGAAATCTCCTAGTTGAACATCACGTAACAATTTACCACTTTTATCTCTTGAAATTCCACAATCAATGATAACAGTTCTATCCATTGTTGTTTCATCAATAATATTCTTTCCAATACCTGTTACAACTACATCATAATTAGTATTCCATAAGAAATCATTAATATCATCTTCTGTACGAGAATGAGCAATCGTTACCGTTGCATTATGATTTAATAATAAACTCATTAATGGCTTACCGATTAAATTACTACGATTCACAATACACACTTTTTTACCACTAAAATCAGATTTGCCAAATTCATGTTCCATAATTTTGAATACCGCTAACGCTGTACATGGAACTAATGCTTCATCATTATTGTCAGCTAATTTTAATTTATTAACATTTGTTAATCCATCAATATCATGGTTATGCTCAATTAGATTCAATAATTTATGTTCATCGTTTTTAAATTTATCGTCCAATGGTAATTGTAGAATTGTGCTTGTATGTTTGATGTTACAATTCAAAATCACATTTACCAAATCTGTAAAACTTGTTTCATTAGGGTCTAAATCAACCAATGTAACTTTAATCCCTACAGATTCACAAGTTTTAATTTTATTATTAACGTATACTTTTGAAGCATAATCATCATTACATTTAATGATAGCTAATGTTGGTTCTGCTCCTAATTGTTCAATTTCTTTTTTTACTTCTTCTAAAATATTTTCACGAACAATTTTGCATTTATCCATCATATCACATCTCCTTATATATTAAATTTTACATTCCCATCTACATCCACATTCGCATTCACAGACTATTTCCAATTCATCACCATTAAACCACTTATCATAATAATCTGCTTTTGAATTGCATTTTGGACAAAAAATCGCTTCTTGAAGTTTCTTACTACTACGAATAATTTTCTTCTTAGATTTGTAGCCATCTACAATCCTTAGACTACTTGTTAAGATGAACCAACCTAAACTTCTTGAACTGAACTTTCCCTTATGTCCATCATCAACTCTTCGAATTTTAGCCAATCCAAATTTATCAATATTGATTATCTTCCATAAAATATACCCATTATCCTTTTTTAATTTTATAAATTGTCCGACTTTGTACATTATACATTCATCATCATTATTAATGTACATCACATCAAGAGGACTTCTTCTTTTCTTGAACATATTATCATCTCCCTTACAAATACATTATATCACAGGAAGTATAAAATATTCTACATAAAAACAAAAAAAAAGCATGAATTATTTATCCATGCCTTTTGAAGTATCAATTTTAAGATATTGTTTAAGTGCTTTGATGACAATATCCCTTTTCTTAACACCTGTTAATTCAACTAATTCATCTATTTTATCTAAGATTAATTTTTCATTATCATAAAATACAACAAACATTTCTCCTACACGTTGTTTTCTTCTTGCCATAAAAAATCGCTCCTTTATATTTTGTTTATCTAATTTATTTTAATTTATCTAATTTCTTAATTACAATAATATTATGGTCAATATAGCATATTATATACATAGAAATTAAAAAAAAGAGTAAAAGTTTTTACTCTTTTTCCAACTCAATTAAAACGTTAATGGCATTACCTTTATTATCATATGAAAAATCAATATATTTAATTCTAGGAATTTGTCTTTTCAAAACATTGGCAAATGTTGTAGGTTTTGTAATCAACATATCTTTACCAAAAAATACAACCCTATCTTCTTCGTTTCTGAAACACTCTTTAAATCCAAACATTTTTGAACTGTAAAAATATTCAATATGCGATTCACCTTTATGATTATTTGTTACATCTTCTTTAAATTGTTTCACTAACATCTTATCTCTATTTGTCATCTTCATTTCAATCTACCTCTTTCAAATCTTATCATATTAATATTATATTAAATAATATGAAATATATTCTAAACAATAAAAAATGAATGGTGCAAGGGGGAAAACACCATTCATCAAAAAATAAAAACATAAAGGGGATTGATTAATATGAGGAGAGAGAAAAGTCGGTTTTTACGTTCTCAACTACCATTGGATGACCGAAAACCACAGTGTTGTTTGTTGGAGTTGCACCAACATTATTTCTCGTAACAACATTTGGCTGGGGTTTAGTTTCTGTGCAAACCTCAGAAATCACTGTCTATTCCTTCGTTGGAAGCCATTTTATCTCGAGAACTTACTGACTTATAAAACCAACTTCAATAGCATTAATCGCTTGTGTACGTCTACACATTGCTATACAGTAGTTTTTCAAAGGGACTCTGCAAACCCAATAGGTTAATGACTATCAGACTAGAGATTGTCGCTATGCTTGTAGGTCATCACCCCCACAAATGCTCCCTACTAGCCAGTTCGACTGGATTACCCAATCCCCACAGTTATGGACTGTCAACCTTTCAATGTCCTACCACTGTTTCTATGAAGTGCAAGGCATAGAGCTTCATAGATTCCACCACCCATGCTAGATGTCGTAGGTTCTGACGGAAATTGTATTGTGTAACACCTTGTTTACTATTGCCAATCAAGGAGGGCTACTGCTATATTTTATCGTCCGATAGCTCGGAATAGGCACTATGCTACACTTTTGTCCTACACCTCTTCATCTACATGAAGTAGGCATTTCTATCTACTGTCGCTAAGGACTATCTTTAATTCTGTGACGACTGAGCTTCCAACCCTCGAAGGCATTGTCTTTTAAGTATTACTACCCCACTCGTGAGTAGTGTTATTGTACTCCTTGACGGGACTTCCTCCCTTGCCATCCTATACCTCGTAAGGTGATACGACAACTTAGAGTCTTCTCATTCAATCATGTTTTGCTATGACCACTCGTGGCATTGTAGTTTTATATCTTCACATAGCTATCGGATAAAGACGGAAATTATAAACCTTTAACTTCTAATCCGTAGTTCGGCTGTTGGATATGTAAGTATCCTCACCTAAGTTTTTGTAGTAGGAACATTATCAGCTTAGTTCGTACTAATCACTCTACTTACAAAGAGTGATAGGATATAATGTAAAAGATATACACGTAGTAAAGAATGGAGTTATACTACGTTAATGTGTCGTAAGTTCACTAAGAGAGGTTAGTTACCTAATCGAACTTTCTTCTTAGTTTATTTTTTAGTTTATCCACTGTTTCGGTGTCGCCTAGTTAATCTAAGCCCCAAAGTAATTAATTATTACTTACATATATATTATATAAATAACATACCATATATATTCTATTTTTTTAACATTTTTTTAAAAAAAATAAAAAAAAGAATGTATTTCTACATTCTTTTAATATTGAACTCCTTCTACATGGTAATCATATTCAGCTAAGAAATCAATTAATTCTTCTTGAGTTGAATAATTGTTTTTTACAAGTTTCCATTCTTCCGAGTCTATATAGTAGAACCCCACATACCCTAGTTTTTTAGATTTTGTAAAATGACCTTTGCCCTTGCCAGTAGCACCTTTATTGCTTACCAATCTAACAATACAAGATTTTTCGTATTGAAGTTTTCTACTCATTTCCCCAACACTGTCTTCAACCCTAATTATTTTTGTTTTATCGACCATAACCACTTTGTTTGGCTTGGTTTCTTTGGGTATAAATGTGCAAAGTCCAATTTCCTGACCTTTCTTTAAATATCTTGAAGCAGTCGTTGAACTAATTCCAAACCTCTCTGCGATGGCATAGGTCGAATCACCTGTCTTGCCATAATATTCACATAGGACACTTACCAATGTTTCTTCACTATTCCTAGCAACTTCCTCCCATTGAACAGAGTCTAAGTCTATCAGTTTCTCCAAATTTGTTTCCAAGATTGACTTTTTTAAATGAGAAGCAGTACCATAACGACAATCAATCACTATAAAATTATACCCACGTTCTTTTGCAAGTTTTTCTTTAATTTTATCATTCTTTTGAATTTCTTCTAGGGTTTCACCACCCATCGTTTCAAAACTCTTAATATAGTGCTGTTGACCATGTGTCTCTATAATTAAGTTTAAAGAAGGAACGAAGAAGTCATAACGATATGAGTATCCTTCTATTTTATATTGTGTTTTAAACTCCAGGTTTAAATAGTGCAATAGATTTGCCATATATCTTTCCCCATAAGGAAAACCATCTGAGCAAGAATGACATTTAAACCCTCTATCAACAAAAGAGTAACAAGCAATATTTCTAGTGTATCCACATTTGGGGCATTTTAGTTTTATTTTCCCCATGCTACCCTTACTTACTCTTGTTGCTTCTTGTTCATCAACAAAATATTCGACTAAATGAGGGTGCGTTGTTGCCAAATCATTTAGTCCTGGTATCACCTTACAACCACTTGGAAGTCCATGACACCCGTTATCACATACGGTTCTTCTTGTTTTAAAATGTGAGGGGATTATGTATTTTACAGCTCCACAAGTCGTGCATTTATAGATAGCTCTACTTGTTGCTTTATAACCCAACTCAACTTTTTCCTCATTTGTTAAATTTCTAACAAATTCCCAATTTTTCATATTTTCTTCATGCTTATTGATTTTCATATTTATCATCACCTTGTCTTTGTTAAGTAGTTCTCTGCCAAAAGAACTCTAATAAATACACTAGCACATTGGCAGGAGCGACAAGGTAAGCTCTATGCTAATGTATTTATTAGAATTTATTTGTTAAGAGGGGGAAGACCCCTCTAAAACTACTCACAAGGAATTTCAATTTCACCTTGTTTCATTAATGTTTTAACTTCTTCGATGATAGATAAAGTTTCTTCTGAGATATTTACATTTTCTGTTGGGATACCAACACCTTCAACCGTTCCATCCATGATTAAGGTTTGAGCTTTAGGAAATTCACCAACTAGCCATTGTGATAAAATATCTTGTACTGCAACATCAATGTGTTTCATTGCTGAAGTTAATACAACTGATTTTCCATCTTCTTTGATACCGTCAGCATATTGGTCACTGTCACAACCAACAATATAAACATCGCCACGTTGTTTAGCCTCTGCAATAGCACCTTGAGTAGCAACTCCTGCCGTTGCCATAATAATGTCTACACCTTTATCAAACATTCCTGCCGATAATGTTTGTCCAACATTGAAGTCAGTGAAAGTACCTGAGTATACATAGTCAACAATTTCTGCGTTAGCACCTAAATTTTCATTGGCATATTCTACACCAAATTGAAAACCTACACCGTAAGCAACAACAGCAGGTAATTCAATACCACCTAAGTATGCAACTTTATTAGTTTTTGTTTCTAAAGCACTAACCACACCTGCTAAAAATCCTGCCTCGTGTTCAGCGAATTTGATTGAAGCTACATTATCTGCTTGTACTTCACCATCAATTAATACAAAATCAATATTTGGATAAACTACACTAGCTTTCTCAATCGCTTCTTGAAAAGCAAAGCCTGAAGCAACTACAATTTGATTTCCTGACATAACTAAATTATCAATATTGTTGACTAACTCTGCTGTGCTAGTGTCTTTGGGGGTAACATATTGAATCTCAACATCTTTGTTGATTTCTGCAAATTGTTGAATACCATCCCAAGTTAATTCTGAGAATGAACCATCGTTAATCCCTGCCACATCACTTACAAAACCAACCTTAATTGTTTCTTTAATTACCTCACTAGAACGAGAACATCCTACTAAAGCAATAGCAGAAGCCATACATCCTAATAATACTTTCTTCATCATTACATCATCCTTTCTTCATACTCTTTGTGCCAACATTCTTGACACACACTAACATAATATTCTTTCCCTTTAATATCTCCTACGACACAGCTTTCACCGCTGAACACAGGAATATCATTCACATATCGTAAATGAGTCGTTGCTTTATTATAACATCTCGAACACATACTTTTAATTTCTTCAATAGTGTCCGCTAAAATCAACAACTCTTCACTAGCTTCAAATAATCTATTAAGATAATTTGTTTTCAGACCATATACGAAAACATCTACATCATATTCTTTAGATAATTTCCATAATTGTCTAACTTGATACTTTGTAATGAAATTAACTTCATCTACAAATACAACATTTAGCTTATCATGTACCATGTGATTAGGGATAATTTCAAGCAAGTTATCTCTTGAACCAAAAGATATACAAGGTCTACTATCAGAGATAGCTCTACTTTTAATTTCAACATCTCTAGTATCAAAAAAAGGTTTCAATAAGATAGTATTACATCCACATTGCTCAAACTGATATACCTTAGTTAAAAGTGTGCCAGTCTTTAGCGAATTCATCGCTCCATAGTAGAATCGTAGTTTACCCATTACATATCACCAAAATAGAATACGTCATCTGTTAATTTATCCACATTTGTTGCTACCACATAACCATTTCCTTTAGTTGAAAAGAAATCGTGATTTTTAGTTTCAATAGAATATCCGTTCATAACAACAGGGTTGACATCTGCTTCAGTAGCACTAAATAATGGTGTTTCGTAACCTAAACAGCTTAAAGCATAATTAACATTAAATTGTACATATGTTTCTACTTCGTCATATAAACCTAATTCGTCATAAAGTAAGTGAGAATATTGTAGCTCTAAGTCGTAGATTTCATTAATCATGTTAATTGCCATATTTGCTTGTTTTTCTGCTTCTTTAATATCCATTTGTGCTAATAAATCTTGTGCAAACTTACCACAAGCTAAAGTATGTAATTTTTCATCTCGCATAATTAAGTTGATAATTTCCCCACTGTGAATCATTTTCCCTTGACCTGCTAAGTAAAGAGGTAAAAAGAATCCAGAGTAGAAACAGATACCTTCTAAGCACAATGAAGCCACATATGACATATATAGACTGTCTTGTGAGTTATATCGTTTTACAATTTTTTGTAGCTTGTCTTGTAATTCCTCAACTTGTTCCACCCAATCGAATAATTCATTAATGCGTTCTGTGGTGCACAGTGTTTGGAAAATAGTCGAGTAGGAACGAGCATGGATAGACTCGAACCCACCAAATAAAGCTAATAGCGATTGAATAAACATATTGTCAGATTTCTCTGCAACTTTGTTGATACCATTTGTTTGGTTAGTATCCAATAAAGTTAAACCTACTAAAATACGTTCGTATGCTTCTTTTGTTTTTTCATCTAAGTTAGACCAACACTCTTTATCATCTGTTACGGGAATTTCTTCTGGTAACCAAAATTGTTGAGTTTGTTTTTTGTAAATGTCATCATAGAACTTGCAACTAGGGTCATTCCAATTGACCGCTTTTAATGTTTTAGCCATACCAAAAACCTCCAATTATTTATTAGCTAACTCTAATACTTCTTCTTTTCTGATAACACCATGATGACGGTGATATTCCTCCCCATCTTTAATAAATACTAGAGTTGGTACAGAGAAAACAGTAAACTCCCCAGCAACTTCTGGATATTCCTTAACATTTACACTGTAAATAGTTGCATTCGCTCTATCGTCAAAGAATAACCCATTTAATTCATTGGTTACTTCTTGACAAGGAGCACAACCATCTTTATAAAATTTTAAAATATGTACCCCATTTACAAATAATTCATCTAAATCTGCTTCCACATAATCTTTCATATTCACTAAATTAATCATAAAATATCTCCTCTTCAAATTAATTAAACAGAGCAACTTTCACATTCTGTTGCACTTAATAAACGTGTGCGTGTATAATATAAAGATTTTAAACCTTTATAATGTGCATACATATAATAACGTACTAATTGACTTGTTGGTGTTTCACTATCTACATATAAAACCAATGAAATTCCTTGGTCAATATGTTCTTGTGCTTCTGCAAACAAATCAATCACTTTCATCATATCCATATCATATGCCGATTGATAGAAGAAGAAGTTATTCTTACTTAAATATGGCATAGGATAATAAGTTGTTGAATCACCATATGTACGAGTTTCAACTGTACTTACGATTGGAGCGATTGAAGGTGTGGCATTTTGCACGTAACCAATAGACTGTGTTGGTGCAATAGCTAAACGATAGGCATGATACATTCCATGTTTACTAACCAATACTGCTAACTTCTCCCAGTCTTTTTGTGTTGGAATGTTAATTCCTTCAAATAACTTTTGCACTTTCTTAGTTGTAGGTGCGTAGTCATTTTCTAAATATTTTTTAAAGTAGTTACCATTAGCATACTCTGATTCATAGAATCCTTTAAACACTTCTTTTTTCTCCATTGCAATTTCAACACTTGCTAAGATAGAGTAGAAGTTAATCATCATAAAGAATGTACGAACAAAGTCTTTGGCATACTTACTTTCATATGCGATTTTATTTTTAGCTAAATAGCCATGTAAATTCATAGCTCCTAAGCCAACAGCGTGTAATTCCTCATTGGCTTTACGAACCCCTGGAGCATTTGCAATATTACTCATATCCGATACTTGCGTTAATGCCCTCATAGCAACTCTAACACTTTGCTCAATAGACTTGTTCTCCATAACATTAGCAATATTTAAAGAACCTAAGTTACAACTAATATCTCGTTTGATAATGTCATCTTGTCCATAGTCTGTAATTTCAGATGTTTCTTGTAATTGCATAATTTCACAACACAAGTTAGAAATCTTAATATCTCCTAATTCTTTTAAGGCATGAACCTTATTGGCATTTGAACGGTACATAATATATGGATAACCACTTTCAAATTGAGTACGAGCAATATTGGTTAATAATTGTCGTGGGTCTAATTGACGTTTCTTAATGTTTGGATTAGCCACTAAGTCATCATAAACTTTATCAATATCTAAATCATCAAGATGTTCTCCATATTGCTTATAAACTGTATATGGTGCAAATACATACATAGGTTTATTTTCTCGTGCTAACTCTACAAATTTGTCTGGAATTACAACACCGATACTTAAAGTTTGTAAACGTGATTTCTCGTCACCACTAATTTTCTTAGTTGATAAGAATTCTTCAATATCCCAATGGAAGATGTTTAAGTAAGCAACTCCAGCACCCGCACGTTGTCCTAATTGATTAACATAAGAGAAAGTATCTTCCATTAATTTCATTACTGGAACAACACCACTAGAAGCTCCCTCAACTTCTTTGATGGCTTCTCCACGAGCACGTAGCTTAGATAAGTTACAAGCTACTCCGCCACCAATTTTCGATAGTTGCCCCATAGTGTTCATGTTATAGTTAATAGAGTTTAATGAATCATCCATCTCCAATAAGAAGCATGACACCATTTCTCCACCACGAGCTTTACCAGTATTCATAAATGTTGGTGTAGCTGGCTGATACTCTTGTTTAATCATGGATTCTGCTAACTTCCAAGCATAGTCTTTATCTCCTTGTGCTAAGCATAGAGCACAAGCCACAATACGTTCCTCATACGTTTCTAAGTAATGTTTTTTATCATTTGTTTTTAAGGCATAAGATTGATAGAATTTACTGATAGCCATGTACGACTGAAACTCAAACTCATATGAGTAAATATGGTTTATTAATTCTACAATGTATGACATATCATACATATCTAAGAAATCAATATAGTACCCATTGTCAATTAACCACAATAAGCGTTGCTCATGTGTTTTAAATGGATAGTATTTCTTTATAACTTCTTTTTGAAATTCTTCAACTGCTAATTTATCCTTCTCTAACTGATAGAAGTCATCCACTTTTTGCATGACCTCGTTATTGAATTTAATGTAGTCTTTCATATAGTGAATCCTCCTACTTCAAACATACTATATGAATATAGTTTTCAAATTATGGCTGATAAGGTGGGATTTGAACCCACGCACGACTTTCACCGTCTATTACGCTTCCAACGTAACCTCTTAAACCACTTGAGTACCTATCCATATTTGGAGAGTGTAATCGGATTTGAACCGATGGTGAGGGAGTTGCAATCCCATGCCTTACCACTTGGCTATACACTCATTTAAACAGGGTTTAGTTTCTGTGCAAACCCATGTAAAATCACTGTTCATCTTGTCGTACATAATGTACGAGATATGATATTAATTTCTAAGCCTTACCACTTAGTTTACTTTAAAGTAATTAATTATTACTTACATATATATTATATAAATAGTATATCATATATATTCTATTTGTTCAAGAATAAAAATAAAAAAAGTGTGTTTTTTACACACTTTTCCATTTTTTTATGGATAAAATAGTTATTTTATTCATTAAACAAACCTTTAAACTTTCGTTCAATATCATGTAAATATCTGTTACGTTCATCTTCAATACATTCATTTAACATGCGTTTCATTTCCAATTTAATCGTTTCCAACTCTCCAATATTAGGTTCGTATTCAAATCCTTTTACGACTCTATATTGACCACTTGGACGTGTGATTGTAATGTCTTTAGGAATAACTTTTCGTGACCACTTAATAGCATCTGTTTGAATATATTCCGTTCCATTATCCTTGAATACTCCCTTTACTTTTTCACATCTGAAAAATGTTTCATAATTATAACAATCATCTGAAATACATAATACCAAACCAACTAACCAAATATCCATAATTAATCGCTCCTATCTGTACATAAACTTCTGATTTTAATTACTCTTCATACATTGGACTTATACCGATATTCCATGTTGCTTTACAATCTACGTTGTAACATTTTAGAATATAAAACGGAACACCACTTTCAGATTCAAAATATGCTTCCCCATTATGATAATCAAATAAAGTTTGAGTTACTTCACTAAAGTTAATCTTATTTCCACATTTTGGACATTTCCACCATAATTGCTTCATAACAACACTCTCCCTAATAATTAAGTATTTAATTTTAATTACTTTAGATACTCACTACATACCTCTTTCATTTCATCATAGGTTAAATTTCCACTGTCAGAAAGTTTTTCTATACAATTACTGTACCTATTAGCCTTTACGTAGTTACTGGCACCATCACCTGATGAGGAACACCCTGTCATAAAAGCAGTAATCAACAACACTACAACAAACTTAATCATCTCATTCACTCCTATATATTAACAAAAGTCTAATTTTATTCATCATAATCAAACTCTTTATCATAAAGGTACATTATTCCATCTACACAATCAATAAGAATATCTTCAATTTCAATATCTTTACTATTGACATTTAACACAACTTTAGCATTCAAATCAGAACCTGCCATAATAATATCTTTAAGAGTTTTCATCAAATCTCCTCCTTAAATGTTTATAAAATTAAATTTTAGTTACAATTTACCAAACATAACCACCAACGCTCTCCATTGCTAAAGTCCAATCTTCGCATTCAATATACTTCTCTTTTATTTGTGCAATAACATCTCGCGCAATTTTTATAGCCTTATTTTTATCGTCACAAACAATTTCTAAATTAAATCTAAAACTATCTTCGTCATAAACATAATCATCCAATTCAAAATCGTATTCTTCGTCCAATACTACCTCATATCTATTTGACGGATTGAATCTCAACATAACTTCAATTTCATTTTCTTTTATTACATATCCATCGGTTGTAATTTTATAGACTGTTTTATTGTTTTCTTTTTCATTTTTAAATGACATTGAATTTACCTTACTATACCAAACTTGATTCCAATTATCAGATGTGTATTTATTATGCCATTCACAATAGTCTTTTGCTTCTTGTTCTGTTTCAAAAAAACCACGCCAATTAATATCACTATAACATCCACTACAAATCAACCAAATCTCTTTCATACAACAACCTCCTTAACGTTTATAAACGTCTAATTTTATTTACTAAGCCATATAGTAACCACGTTTTATATTACGCTCAAACTCATCACGAGTGCCTATATATGTTTTCTTCTCTTTTGCACCATAGCAACTAACCATCATCACAGCTTCAACCCATTCGCACGTCATCCATTCTTGATGTGGTATAGCTTTTACGCTATAAACTTCAATAATATAATGTTCAAGTACATTCATCCAATTTTCCTCCTAAATGTCCATCAAATTTGTATTTTAAATTACTTCTCAAACACGTAAAAACTATTTTGTGTTTCCACTAAAATATGACTAAAACCTTCGTCTATTGAGATAACTTCGCTTGTCCTCGTTGTTGAATCTTTTGTAGTAAATACTAACCCATGACCAACTTGACAGACTTTCAACTCACATAGTTTACCTAAATCATCAAGTATATTTCCATAACGATTACTTACTTTAGGTTCTTTTGGATTGAAATCAACAAATTTCATAAACATTTCCCCTTTCAAACATCAATTTTATTTACAAGTCCATAAGCCAACAACTTCATCTAACGTAAACATTTCATTATCTCTATCTAATACGCTAAGACTTCCGTTATTATCTGTAATAAATATTGTGTCATCATCTAACAAAAAAGTACATTTGCTTACTTCGCTATAAATTTTTTCGCCACGTAAAAGCAGTTCTAAAGCATCATTAAAATTAAGTTTTTGTTTCATTTCCAATTCCTCCTTGAGTGTATTTAAAACTATATTTTTATTATTTAATTTCCTCGAATTTTTCACATGGCATGAAAATAGGAGGTTCACCATTATGCGGATACATTTCACAAGATTCAAAAATCGTTCCACAAACATGAAATACAATTAGTCTACCTTTATAAATATCTCCTTGAACAAATGGCAAACACGTTCTGATACATTTATATTCCTTCATTCAATAACACCTCGATAATTAACGCTGTTTATGTTTTTGTTTACGAGTATATTTCTTTTTACTTCTTTGAATTCCAACACCTTGACGACTATTCTTCATATGTTCTTGTAATTCCTCTTTACTCATTTTACGAGATTTACGAGTAATTTCAATACCTGTAATCTTCATATTATCATCCCTTTCTGTTTATATAATATAATATTAAAATTAATATGTCAACACTTTTATATAAAAAAAATAAAGGATACTTAACGTACCCTTTTATTAAATTTTTTGTGTATATTTAGAACTAATCCAACCTACACCAGACTTTAATTTAAGCCAAATTCCATTTTGACCAACAATAGTATAAACTTCATTCTTTTTAACTGTTGTAACAACAGGTGAATTAATATCAGCATTTTTACGAACATTTAAAGAGTTACAATTTACAATCTTAACTTTATATGACGTAAATGATGAATTTGATGGAGTTGATGAAGCTGTTTGTTTTTTAGTTAATCCTAAATATTCAACTAAGCCTTCAACAATAGCGTCCGCATATGCTTGTTGACCTCTATCTGAAATGATTAGTTTGTAGTCATTAGCATTATCCATGAAGCCACCTTCGCATAAAATAGCAGTAGCTCTACAAGTCAATACAGTAAATTCAGCAGTCTTAACTCCACGATTTCTAACTCCACACTTAGAAGCCAATTTAGGTGCGATAATATTTGCTAATTTTCTATCTTCTGCTGTACCTCTTGTATGCCAAAATACTTCTGTACCTGTTCCTCCCAATACGTTCAACTAAGTTCGCTACACTTAGCCAGTTCTCTTATGAACTTCTACATATTTCTATGTAGTTCAGACTATATCTTCATCCTATATAAATAGGAGCTTCCCTTTTCCATTACCAAACGCTTGTAATGTACTCTACTCGATTATATCACATAGATACTCTTTCGATAGTCGTTGAACCTTTAACAATATTTCCACACCTCTCCTTACTATTATATTAAATCATGTAACAAAAGGATATGAAAGTAAATTAAATTTGGAAATATTATTACTTGGCTTCTGATTGCCCTCGACTCTACGTTAGGGTATTCCAGAAATTAAAGAAGTTCTTAGTAATGTATTACTACATACCCTGGCAAAGGATTATTTTACCAGCATTATGATGGATGGAAATGTGAATGTCTGCCTTCAATGAGTTAGACTTTCTTACACGAGTTGCTAAAGCAATATCTGTTGCTCCTGTTTGGTCATCAATACGGTGTACTTCTACTCCATTATAATTAGATAATCCATCTATAATTTTACGAACAACTTTGTCATTTAATGACCACTCTTTGTACACTGTTCCTAAATTTGAAGCTGTTTGTTTTCCAGAAGTTTTTAATCCATGTCCAGCGTCAATAGTAATGATTTTATTTGCCATGATACCATCTCCTTAACCAACGTTTTCAAAACGGTCATCCATTCCGTTATTATTTTCATCTACAAATAATGATTGTGATTCTGTAGTCGGATTATTTAAAATACCAATTACCACCATGATATTCAAGAAAGCATTTGCTAACTGTTCAAAATTATTAGGTAATGTAATTATATTACTTAATGACATTTGAACGAGTAAAGCGACAATAGCTCCCCATAATAACACGTTTTTTAATCTTGATTCAATAAATCCTTTTTTACGTTTACAATTACAAGAAACATTATTTGACTTAGGCATTCAATATCACCTCCTTTAATGCCTAATCAATAATTCCTTGCTATCAAATAACCAACCAACACCAGACTTTAATTTTAAAAATCCATCTTTTTCTTCAACAATAGTAAATACTTCACCTCTATGTACATACATAGTTTGCTTATCAATATTAGCGTCACGATATACAGGTACATTTTTTGAAATAATCTTAACCAAATATGGTTTAAATTCTTTGTTTTCGTACACAATATTACCATTGGAGTCAAAAACACTATACCCTAAATGTTCATCACATTTCTTTTGAGCATTTTTTAAATTCTTATAAGCTCCTACTTGTGTTTTTGAGTCCTCCCAAGTTAAGCGAACACGATACATTCCATCTTGTTCTGAAACAACACTTGTAATTTCTGTAGTCTTAGTATCATATTTAGCTAAATCATATTGCTCAATTAGCTTGATTAATTTTTGAGAATAATCTTCTTCTGTGCAATATCCAGCAAGTCGAACTTCCTCACAGGCTTCTTTGTAGTCTTTAGCTTTTAGAACTTTAGTGTATCGTGTTCCTTGTAATAATTTAGAGTGGTCTAAGATACTTTCATCCCATGAACCATAAGCTCTCCAATTACTACCTCTCAAAGATACACTCTCACCGTTCCAAGTAGAATTAGCTTTAATACCAAACAAATTATTATGTTGCTTCGCTAATGTACTTTCTCCCCATCCACTTTCAAGGATAGCTTGTGCAATGGTTAATGAAGCTAGAACACCAGTTTTCTTCATATCCTCTACAGCTAATGGAGCGATTTTGTTAATGAAGTTATCAGTTTTAACACTCATTATTCCACTTCCTTTTCATAATTTAAATTAAATCTACGTCCATTCTTCTTTAATGAACAGCAGACATTAATTTCAAATCCACTTTGTTCAGCAAAATCAACTAACTTATACATTAATTCTGCTACATCCGATTCACTTCCTACTGATTGTGTTTCAGAAATCATACCGCACTCTTCGAATATCATTTTTTCTTCTTTTGTTTCATGTGGTAAAAATTCAACACAATCATCAAGAATATACTCAATTTCCATTCCATCATTCATCAATAACGTATAATACGTTTTCCCATCTTTTGAAATATTTGTTCCAACGATTACCGCTTCTTGACCTAAATATGGATACTCTTGTGTTTCTATAACAACCCATTCATTTTCATCTACTAATTCACCATATATATTAGGTTTATATCCTTTATCAGTTAATTCAGCGTATGTCAATAATCTTACATCTGTTTTCATTTCTTCACTCTCCTTTGATATATTTTCCCTATTATTATTATATAAAACAATATAACATATATTCTAAAAAAGAGTGATTCGAAAATCACTCTCTACCTAATTTCATATCACATAATAAGACAGAATTATCATTGTAATAAATTTTTAAAATTTGTGAAGGGTCACTATTATATCGACCTTTCATGGCATGGTCATCACTACCACTCATCGAACCATTTACAGTAATTCCATCGTGCATACGAACATTATGTAAATGACCAATGATTAATTCATCTGCTCTGTAATTCATCAGCAATTCGTTGATTTTATCTTTAGCTTTATTTAGCTGTTTAAAATCATTATGACCATGTGTTAAAGCAATTCTATGATTATTAATATCAATAAGTACAATATCTTCAAATTCATTCTCATTGAAGTTGACATTGTTACAAATATCTTCTTTTAATTTTATAATCTCTGTTTTAAGTTTAACATATTCATAAATAAATGTTTCAAAATTCTCTTCACTAATAGATTCCTTAACATTAGCAGAAACACGACCATGATTTCCGTTGGCATTGTATACCTCAATTTCTCCAACTACTTGTGATAAAGTTGCAATTAAAGTTGTCATCATTTCAGAAGCAATTAAAACTTGATTTGTTACAACTTCATTTTGATGTAATCGAGCAGAAACATGAATTGTTCCATGAATTAAGTCACCCATCAATACAATGTGTAGTTTTTTAACATTATTATTCTTACAATGTTTAATTGTATCATTAATAAGTTTATTCATTCGTTTATGTGCGATTTCAATATTGTATTTATTAATAGGACTATTAATATTAACTCCAATATGCCAATCAGATAAACATAACACAGCTTCCGTTTCTTCACCATTAATCTTATATGGAGCAATATTTAATTTATAATCATAATCCATATTTTCCATTTGTCTTAGAATACCATCAAATAATACTTCCCAACGACTTTCAGTTCTCACAAGATTATAATATTCACGCTTAATGTCGCTATATTTCATTTGTTCTTTACGAACTTGAATTTCTTTCATATCAAGCTCATTTATCTTATTTAATGTTTCATCATCTAATTCTTCTTTATTTCCAATTAAAGGTAACATTCTACTTACAATGTAATATGCCTTACGTGAAGTATCTTCCCCATATGTAGCACCATCTGTAATTAAACTACACCAATCACTATACTTCATACCATATTCATTTCTAAAGTTTGTAATCCTCTTAATATAATTAATACGATTTTCATTTTCTCCTTGTAACCATTTCTCGTTCATAATAACACTTCTCCCAAAATTTTTTTATTTTTTTTAGAATATATTTTAATTCCGCAAATATAATATATAAATTTATTAATAATAAATAATATAATAAATAATATATAATATATATATTATTTATATCTATTATTATTTATTTTTATTATATAAACAGAATTGATATATATTCTAAAAAAAATAAAAAAAATAAAATATCAAAACATATTGTAAATCGTTATTGCTTATGATATAATAATAACAAAAGAAGAGTGTCCATTTCTGAACACTCTCAATCGGATTAATCTTCTAATAACACTTCTAATAGTTCTTCTACTTCGGAACGAATAATAGATGGTACTTGTTCTAATGTTTTCTTACCTTTAATGATAAGTGTAGCATAAATCATAGCCATTATATCTTTCACCTCCTTGAAAAAGTTGATTATTTTTCTAAACAACTTAATCATTTTTCAATACTTCTTCCACTTCTGACTTAATATGTGGTGGAATATCTTCTAATGTTTTCAATTCACGCTTAATTAAATTAGCGTAAATTGTCACCATATTTGATGAAAATGTTTCGATTTCTTTTAATTCGCACGTTGATACATTTTCAGCATTTGATAAAACCATCTCATAAAGTTCAGTACAGCTTAACATTGTCATGACAATTAATTTTTCATTTATAGTTACTTTTTCTTCTAATTCTTTGTTTTTAGATACTAAATTTTCACTTATAACTTTCATTTCATATAATTGTCTTGATAAATTGATTAAACCATTCATCTCATTTCCTCCTTTTTATGGAATAACCTCTATATATAATATATAGAGGTTATATAATTTATTCTAAAATGCTTTCAAAAATTTCAGTTGTTGCCATCAAAGCTGTATCAATTTCATCTGATTGAGATTGAATGCTATCTTCAATAGTTGCTTGTGCTTCGCTAATTTCTTGATGTTTGATTGTTAATGATGACATATCTTTTGAATTATCTGTTGCAACTTCGGCACTAATATGAGGTAATAATGATTGTTTTGGAACTGTTATTTCTAAATGCGTCACATCATTATACGACTTAATTTTAGGAATTGTATTTCCATCTTGGTCTACTACATCTAAATCAACTACTTTAACGGACTCTGTTGCAAGTGAATATTGAAGTTTTATAGGGTTTTTAGATAAAAACACTTTAAGACTATCAACTGTATCTACCGATGTATCAAGATTAAGAACGGTGTTGGCATCGCACCATATACCAATTTCATCATTCATAGCGTTTTTCTTAACTTTGAAATTGCTTTTTATTTTAGTATCTCTATTATTAGGGAAATCAGTTAATAAAAATCTTACTGTGTTTGTAGGTTGATTTGATGGTTTAATCCAATTCTCACTACCATCTAACACAATCTCACCAATACGCTCCGTCAATTCCCCAGTCAGTAAGTTTAATTCATCTTTGATATCACCAATTCCACGTAACGTAACATCATCATTGCAAGATAAAATACTTGATTTATGGGGTTCATAGGTTGTTACAGATGAACTCTTTTCGATTTGAAAGTTTTGTAGTATATGATTACCCACCTTCTGCTCACTGACTAAACGAACACGAATAAAACCAGTTGAAGGAGCAGTGAAAGTTTTCGTAACCTTCTGAATTTTGTCTTCTGTTGCATTGGTGACTGTTGTATCAGCAACCAACTCGCTACTTACATATGTGTTGACTTTACTTTTAGAAATGAAACATCTGAGGAGATTTGTATTATACGATAATGTATACTTTTCACCACTTTCAAGGTATAGGTCATACCATAAACTTTTCCAACTCGCAGTATCCACATTGAAGGAAAGCCCTTGCTCGTCTACAATTATTTCTTGAGGATTCTGTTCCTCATTGACTTTTAAGTTGTAGTTTTTATAATTAAATAAATTCTTCCCAACAGTGGATAAAATAGGCATTTGATTCTGCATTGCAACTGATTGCATACCTGTGAAATAATCAATATTTCTTTCAATTTCACCTTCAATTAACATAATCTCATTGCATTTAGCACCAATACCATAATAAGATAATTTATCATTAACTAATGTACTAGGTGTAGTAATAGTTTTACGTGTTTCACCACTTGTAAATGTAACTTCTGTACCGCCTAAATTAACTGTCAACGATTTATCGTTACGTTTTAAATCAACAGTATACTTAGTGTTTGGTTTAATGATAGTTGGATATGATACTGATTTACCAATATTTACCGTTGGAGTTAATTCATCACTTGAAGCATTTACGTGAGTTACTTCATTAAATACGTGCATTTTGTCGATTTTAGTATTGTTTTGGTCTACTACATTTAAATCAACTGTTTTAATTGATTTTTCTTCAAGAATATAAGCCACTTTAATAGGATTTCCGTTAAGATATTGTTGTTTAACCCAATTCTTAAATCCATTTATGTCTGATGTTTCTAACTCTGTCTTAGGAATAAAGAAATGAAGTGCGTATGAACCTCCAATACAACATTGCCAAGTTTTATTTGCACCGTATAATGCACCTTGGAATCTATTTGATATTGGTGCAACAAGTTTTTTATTTAAAGGTAAATTGGCGCTTCCAATGTTAAGTGTTCCATGGAAGTCAGTATCTACACTTGGAGCGGTACTATAACCATAACCACTTTCATCACCTGTTAGGGTTATTTGATAAATATTTTGAGTCAATTCACCCATCAAACAGTTCAATTCATCTTGCACATCACCAATTCCACGTAATGTTACTCCTTCCGAATATGGCTCATATGAAGTTGCAGTAGAACCTAACTCTAATTGGATATTTTTAACTGTTACAGTATTTGATTGCGGTGTACCTGTATTATTTGCAGAAACACTCAACATAACATCTCCTATAAAGCTATTTGGGAAAGTAAATGTTTTTGGTGTTCTTATCCATTGATAATGATGCTCACCATTACCATCTTGATAATGGATTTGTACTGTTCCTATATCCTTTTCATCTGATTCATACAAGCAACTACCAGTGACAGTTTTACCAGCAAAGAAATCTTTATCTAATATAAAATTAGCGTTGACATATATCCCACTTTCTGCACTAGAAACTGTTATTTTATTTGTATCTTGAACAACAGTTGCTTGGCTGTCTGTTATAGCATCATATGGTCTATTCATGTCGAATAAATTCTTGCTAGTAGTGGTTAAAATGTTTGATTTATGGGGTTCATATGGTGTTGCAACAGAACCCTCTTCAAGTTGAACATTTGGTGATTCATTTGTATCTGCATAAGCAAAATGAAATTTTATAAAATAAGTAGTTTCGCTTGTTGTTATTTTCGAAGAGTTTGTTCTTTTTATGAAAGTTCCATCACTTGCATACTCACATATATAATGATTATTGTTTGCTAAGTTCGCAGATGTAGATAATACTATACTCGCATTTGGATTAACTCTTATAGGATTAACCGATGCTAAATTATTATTTCCTGCAACCAGTTCACCTGTTGAACCATTATAATATTTATTTTTTACTAATTCACCATCAAACAAATTCTTACCAATAGTCTTTAAAACAGGCATTTTAACCGATTGCATACCCTCAAAATATGGGATATTCCAGTTTTCCATACCGTCTTGATATTCCAGTACCATTGCTTTACCAACAGTTAGCGTTTTGCCATTATCCCTATCGTCGGAGTGGATATAAAATGACAATCCTGTTATTTCATCATCAGGAGTTATAATATAACTAAAAATGCCAACTCCCATTTGTAATTTAGCAATATATTTATTTCCTAGTGCTTTTCTTTTAATCATCAAACAAACACCTTGAACAGCAGCCTCATTTTGTGTTGTTTCCCCAACTATTAAATATTTTTTATTTTTTTCTAGGTTGTATGATAAATTTAATGTAAACATTTGTAGTGATGATGATAAAGTTAAAAAACTATTACCGTTTCTTACTAAATTAACCAACGTCTGACCCGATAAAATTGCACTTTTAATCGCACCTTCGCTAGTTCCATTAATAGTGAAAGACGTTCCACTATAATCTTTGTCAAAAGATGTATAATCATCGTTTTCAGTATCTTCTAAAACACAGTTCACTAAAGTATTACCGCTTAGTTCTAATGATTTAAATGGTTTTTCGATAGTATTATACATTGTTTTCATTTTTTCTGAAAATTCATATAATACATAATCAATATTACCAATACCACCATTTTTAATTAAATAGGCTAATAACAATTCATAATGTGATTGGATTGGTTCTACATCAGATAAATCAAACTCACCTCTAGCTAATTTATCAAGTAATACCTCTGAACGTGATTGAGGTTGTGGTAAATTAGAAACGTTTCCATCTAAAATAGCTAAGAAAAATTGTTCTGCTCTTGATTGTGGTTCGATATTTGGTACTTCACCTGTAATCAAAGCGTTTGCAAATTCTTCAATTCTCGACATTGGTGTTGGAAGATTTTGATAATCTAAACAACATAATGCGTACAAGAACCATTCTATCCTACCTACTAAAGCTGTTCCGTTTGGTAATATTAAAGGTTCATTAGGGTCAATTAATATTGATTTAGATGACTTCGTAATTTTCTCCATATTTTCTTCTCCTATTTCTCTAATTTCTCTTGATATTGACGTTTTAAATACTCAATAGCAATTAAGTCATTTGTTGCTTGTGCAATATCATTGTTTAGTTTTGTTTTTAAACTATTTAATTCTGTCGCACTTGTTCCGATTGCTGATTTAATTTCTCTGTCGATTGTTTCTTCAAAATGTTGGATGATGAAGTTGTATAGAGAATTAATTGTCGTTTGTTTTGTGTTTTGATTATCTTGAATAATAATCTTTTCAATTCCTTCAAGAATTCCTTTAGCTTCTAAATCTTTAATATATTTTGAAGTAATAGGTTGTTCACCATTCACAAGAGTTCTACCTGTTTTGATTAAACTTTCATCTTCTGTTTTCAATGATTGTTTATCAATATCAGTTACGACAGCGGTAGATAATCTTAAATCTGTATCTTCTGCAATATTCTCTTTTACTTCAAATGTGAATTCTGGCAACGTTATACGACAACAATCTTCGTCAGTTAAAACAATTTGCATACGACTAACTCCTACAAAGTTAGTATATTTGCCATCTAAATGAAAATGAATCTCGTCATCAATAACACCGACACTCTCAATAGAATCAACGTTACTTGGTGTTTCAACTATTAAGAAAGCTGATAATGGAACGATAGGCATTAACTCTTTTCTCTTAACACCATTAGCTACAACTATTCCGTATTCATCGACACTAAATGCTAAGTGTACAGCGTCACCTTTGTAGAATTGTAAAGATGAAGATAAACTGCAAGTATAACCGTTTACAGTAAGTTTAACTTTTTTACTTATCGCCATTTTTATTTTCCTTTCTTTAGAATATTTTACAAAATAATACATAGTATATTATATGTCTATTATATATTATATAAATATTATTTGTTATATATTCTATGTTTTTTCTATTTTTTTACATTTTTATCCCTTTGCAATGAGATTAAAAAAATAAATCAAATTCAAATTTAAAAAAATAAATAAGAAAATGATTTAAAATTAAATAATATCCCTTAATATAACCCATAATATATATAGATACATATATATTCCACTCACGCAATCCTTGTGTAAATTATATTAATACGTTTCCTCCCTCTAGTTTTTATATACAGAACCGACAAACTGTTATAGTGCTTTAGAAATAAATACGTGCCATAATTGGTGTGAATTGGCTATCGTTATAAACTTATATTTAGTTCTGAATCGCTATAAGTCAACTAATGACACGTCAGTATAAGTTTAATACCTACTATGAATTATCACACTGTCGATAGTAGTTACCGAAATTAAGTTTTACGTGATATGCACTATGAAAATATATGAATAGGTACTATCACCATACCTATATCTATATTATATATATAGAAATATATTATATTCTATTTTTTTTGAAAAATATGTATTATATATGTCTATTTAGTGTTAAAAATGTGTTTTTACTTCCAAATTATGCCAAAAATAGCCTATTTTATGAATAAAATCACTGTTTTATTCATAAAAAAAGACGTATTTTCATACGTCTTAGGCTACATTGAAGTATTTAAAGAAGTTTTCCTTGAAATAATCAGAAACAATGAACTTTTCAATATCTTTCGTATATGTAATAATCTCTTTGTTACGTTCATCATTAGTTGAGCGAACCATAGCCATACCTTGTTTGACAAACGTGTCTTTAAATAAATCCGTTGGCTGTGGTGTAGGTTTGGCTTCCTTGTACTCTTTACCCTTTTTATTAAATGTTACATATTTAATATATCCAATGTTTCGTAAAAATCTAGTCCATTCGATAAAGTTTTCACTGATAAGAACATCGTTTTCAAATAAAATGTCACCATAATGCTTCATGACATAATCTCTAATCTGTGGAATTGTAATAGTTCCATCATCACAAACTAATACCTTACCTTCATTATTAGACAATTCTCTAAACTCCGATAATGCTTGTAATTTCTCCACATCACTACTATTATTGTCTAATAAAATAAGACCGCATTTTTGTAATGGACTAAGCATTGGTGTATTTGATTGTTCTTTTAATTTTTTCTCACATTCAATAAAATATTTTCTAACCGTCATTCCAATTTCAGAACGTTGTAACATTGCGATATGTTTTGCCATTTCTAAAGTTAAGATGTGGTTTTCTAAATTTCTTGTTACAATTCTTGAACCTTCTCTTTTTTGAGTAGGTTGCGTGATTACTGTAAAATCAACATCTTCTTGAAACCCAAACTCAATCATTCTATTAATCCAATCTTGATACTTAGTTCCGATTTCTAGAACCTCATGCAGTTCACGACCGCTTACTAATTGTTGTCCTTGTTCGTTTGTTTGAATTTTAATTAATTCGTTCATACTCTCACCTCGTATAATATTTAGTAGCTTCCCTCGCCACACTTATAATATATCATATAAAATAAGAGCTGTCTACAAATTTTTAAATAAAATTATATAAAATAAAAAGAGGGTTAAACCCTCTGATTATTATTTTATAAATCTGATAGATTTTTTGCTTCTTGTTGTTGTATTCCATCTTCTGAGAAGTATTTTAAAAATGAGTTTTCTTTAGGACTATCATCATACAATTTAGTTGTAGATGTGTCGTCATGTCCCACAATATCAGCAATAATATCTAACGGAATACCTTGTTCCTTTAAATAAGTAACATATTTATGACGTAGACAGTGATTGTAAATATCCATATCCATTAATCGTGAACAAGTTTCTACAAAACTATTTGCTGTTGACTCTTTTGCTTGTACCCATTCACCATCTTCTTTAGTTACAAATAGATATTCACAATCAATACCTTTTTCTTCACGTTCCTTATCCCACAAATCCAAATAATAATCGACTTTGCTTTTTAGAATATATTTATTTAATTTCTTCCCAGCACTTCCACGTCCTTTAGTTCTGATTAATGGTGTTTTGTATAATCCACTCATTACATTTTCATTACAGAACCATTCACGTTTAAATTGGATTGTTTCAGCTTTTCTTGCTCCACCGTAAACAGACATTGCAATGAAACAAGCTACTTGAAAACGTCCTGTGTCAATTAGTACATCAAGTAACTCTTGAACATCTTCATCTGATAATACAGTTTTTTCTCGAACTGTATTTTTAGGCGGTGGTGGAATTTTACCGACAATATTTCTAAAATCTGGGTATTCATCATCAAGAATAGTTTCAATATAATTAGATAAACTACTCATAGTAGAACGTAGATTATTAATACGAGCAGAACTTAATCCGTTTCGCACCATAAAGTTCTGCATATTAATAATGTCACGCTTTGTAATTTCTGTAAATGGTTTATCTTTTGCACGTTCATGTAACCAACACATAATAATATTTAAGTTACTCTTATAGACTTTAATTGTTTTTGGTGCTTTATCTGTTGTCACCATATAATCCAAAAAGTCATCCATTAGCGTTTTATTGTCGAAATTAATTTTATTTAAAATTTCTTCATCTGATTTCAAAACACGATTTGTTTTTCTACCCATTCTATCACCTCTTTCCAAGTTTCAGTACTAAATCATGACTAATCCTAATAACGCTGTAATCAAAATACCTCCAACGGTTGTAATGAACCAAAATACATAGTTTCCTTGCTTTTCCTTGTCTTTTTCTCTTGACGCTTTTAATTCATCAAGAATTCTATTTTGATTTTCAAGAGTTTTATTTTGATTTTCATTTGTAGTCTGAATTCGCTCACACACAATTCGTAATTCAGTAATTAACCCATTTGAGATTTCAATTTTATCTCTTAACTTTCGAATATTTTCATTATCAATTTCTTGCTTTGTTTTAATTTCTTTTATTTCCGATTCTATTTTGTTTATTTTTTCATAAGTATGCTCCCCTGTCATTGTCATAATTTTCACCTTTCCTTAATTATTAACTCTCTTTATTGTAATTCTTCATTTAACTCCCCCCACTTTATTTATTTATTTATTCTTCTAATTGTTGTTGTAACTTAACAATCTCTTCACGAGCTTGTTCTAACTCTGCTTTAAATAAATTTTTGTCAATAGTGATTTGAGCAATCTCTTGTGACATTGCTTGAATTGTTTTAATTAATACTTGTTCATCCATGATGAACCCTCCTTAAAATTATTTCACTAATTGAGTCATTAATTGTTCAACTAATGACTCTAATTTTGTGATTTTTTCTTCTAATAATTCTCTTTTTTGAATTTCCACCTTTAAAGCTCCCATAACGGCAGTAGTGAGTCCATAGGGATTGACACTTAGCATAGTATCTGTTGAACCATCAGCACGTTCATACTCACCCTCAACCAAGATTTGCTTAGAACACTTATATTTCTGAATGTCCTGTGCCATAATTCCCATATGAACATTAATTTGTTCTTGACTATTGCTTAAAGCTAATTTACCCAATCTATTTTTAGATAAATCTTCTTTATTTTGATTCAGCATAATATAGTTATAGATGTCGGTATCTTTAACCATTTCATAACATTCTTCTATGTCTGTGAACCCTTGCTTAACTTTAAATCTCTCGTCAGATGTTTGAATAGTACCATTAGATGCCCAAACCGAATTCCATCTATAACCAGAACTTCCTAAATATGTATAAACATTTGATGATGGACAAAGCCATTTAGATTGGACGTAGATGGCAGCGTTGCTGTCGTTTGGTTTAGACGATAACCACAAATCACCCAAATCATTTTTTAATCCGTTGCAGTAGACTTCTTTTATATATCCGTTAGCAAATCGCCAAGCACTTGTTCCCAAAGCACTATTAGCACTATCCCAACTAGAATTGGCAGTTTGATATGGAATGATACCGTTTGTAGTTGTTCTAATCCAATTAGAGGTCGTACCATCATTTAGGGTAAAACCTTGATAACCATTTATAGTAGTTAAGGCTTTTGACGCTCCAATGTCCGCAGGTGTTGGCTTTTCATATGACGTGTAAATCTTATAACCAGCATAGGTCATTGTTTTGTCTGCCTTCAACCTTAACCAATTATTAGATGTATTTGCTATGAATGTATCAGTAGTTTCCTCATGATAACCAAAACACACCTTTCCGTTTGGGTCTGTTTTAATATATACTGAATTTCCTGAATAAATTTCACTTGTTGTGTGAAGCTGTCCACCAACATCTAAAACTCCTTTTTCATGAATTTTTCCAACTCCAACACCACTTTTTTCAATGTTTAGCAATGCAGAAATAGTTGAAACGTCAAGTGTTGAAGTTGTTGTTCCAAAACTATCCTTAACTTTTAATTGAATATTGTAAGATGAAGTTGTTGAAAATGTTTGACTCAATACTTTTGTCATCGAATCACTATACGAACTTAAATTTGTCCAATCGACACTTGTAGTATAAGATGTGTCACTACTTGTTTTATATTGAATAAAATATTGTTTGGCATTACTATTGTTACTTGCTAAATTGGTAATTTCCCACGAAAAATTTACAGCAATATAAGCACCACTACTAGATTCAGTACCTTTACTATCACATCTAAATGCTCTTGCACTAATAGTTGGAGAAGAATAAGCATGAACTGTTACTTTTTGACTTGCTTGTGCTGTGCGTCCACGACTATCTGTTACTTTAACTACAAATGTGTAATCACCAGCACCTAATGTTCCTGTTGTCGCACCACTAGATGAAGTACCATTTAGAAATCCACCTGTAATAGAGTACGATTTAATTGTCGAACCGTATGAACCACTAGCATTAGTTGGCTTTACAGTAAAGGTGGTTTTATTCGCTACGTTTACACCATTGACTTGATTATTTGCTGTCACCGAAATCCCTACAGATGGAACTACACTACTAGGAACGTTTAATGTAAGTGTTTTAGTTGTTTCCGCTATCCATGAACCATTAGTACCTGTTAATGTTTCAACTTTAACTGTCGCTGTACCACTTGTCGATGTTGTAATCTTATTACAGTAACTCATACTTGGAGTAAATGTATAAGATGTATCGACATTTTCAGCTAATAAATATGTCGTACCACCTAAAATTAATTTAACTTTATGCTTATATGCACTACTATTTCTGGTGATATTAACAGTAACAGAGTCGCTACCAATAGTGGCAGAACTTCTGTTTAATGACATAGATGAACCACGAGCAATAGTATCTAGCTTAACCGTAGCACTACCACTACCTGTTTTAGTAGTATAAGTACCACTACTACTTAAACCATTCGAATAACTAAAACTAATTCCGACACTCGCTGTACCATCATTATTGTGATTTACTGTCCATGTACGTGAACCTAGTAAGGTTTTCCCACCAATGTTGGCACTTTTGTTTGATGTAACAGTTGTACCATTAATAACACAGCTCCAATAAGAAGATGATGTTGTATAACCATTACCATTCAAATAAACTTTTGCTGTGACACTAGAAGTATTTGCACTTGTGTTAGTTGTCGAACTCCACTCACAAGTTAATATATATCTACTATTGTCACAAGAACCATTTATAGTTCCACTAGCCATATATATACACTCCTTCCATTATATATTATATAAAAAAATATTCTATATACTCTATTTTTTAAATAATAAAAAGGGAATAAAATTCCCTTTTTATTGCCATTTAAAGACGATACCACCCTTATCAGATTTAGTCGCTACAATGCTACCAATCTGCAAATCATTATTGATTTGAGCGTAGTTAATATATAGTTTTTGATTTGACATATAAGCAACTTCTTGATTGTTGTCAGTGAATGATAGTTTAGTGTCAGTAATTTTTGTTTTAAATCGACCTTCATTACCATTAGTTGTAGCAAATAATTCCAACCAACCTTCATCAGAGAATTTCATATGTTTAGCAATAGTGTTTAAGTTCTGCTCATTTGATGATGATTTTGAAATTGCTATATCGACACTATTTGATAATGATGTAATAGAAGATTTTGTTGTATCAAAACTATTTTTAATATAGTCATCAATCGCACTTCGTAAGTGGCTATAATATGTTCCATATAGTAAAAATGCGTCTTTTACTACTGAATTTGATAATTCAGTATCGGTATCCATGCTTTCTAAACAAGGGTCTAATACTGTATGTAAATTATCGTATGCCACTTTATACTCATTATAAATACCTGTGATAGAACTATCATTGTACGATTTTACAGTTTTCGTCATATCATCATATTGTGCGTCAATTTCTCTTAAATCAGAAGCGATTTGAACTTTTTCATATGCTGTAATAACATCATCACTGAAAGCATTATCAAGTCGTTTTGTTAGCTGTTCATCTGTTTTAATTAATGGATTGATTGCTGTATTAATATCATAATCAACATCTTCTGGAGAAGGTGTCCAATCCGTTTCTATAGTACCATATTCAAGTTTTACATTTTTAAATCTAGCTGTGAATGAAGCGGATACATCAGCATTACTATTATAGAATTGAATAGAAGAAGCTGTACCGATTGTTGCTTCGGCTTGTTTTGGTATAGTTATAATTTTAGAAACATGATACCACTCATTAAGTTTACATCCATTTTCTCCAACAACAGGTAAATCATGTTTCGTTACACTTTGCCATTGTCCATCTGTAGAAGTAGGAGAATCGGTATAACGTTGTCCAATCCAAAACTCACTACGATTAGTACCACTTGGGAAATCCCATTTTGTATACATAATATCATAAGAGAATACCATTTTTCTACCAACTTCATAATCACGACATCCTAAAACAAATCCATCAGCGATACTGATATTGCTGTATGTTTTTTGAGAAGTTAAAGTTAGTTCACCATATGTACCTGTAACATCATTGAAATTCTTGAAGAAACCATCTTTCATATTACCTTTACCATTTCTGATATAGTTACGACCACCAATTTCAATATCTGTAACGTCATATAATTTAACAAGAGTTATTGTGTCGTAAATTTTAGAATCGTTAGTATTAACTCTAAATACAACGGTTGTATTTGTCGATGTAAATAAGCCGAAATTATTATTAATTGTTAATACACCATTTGAAACACTCCAACCTGTAGTCGAATTAGATAATCCACTCCAAGTTTTACCACCATCCGTACTACATTGCCAACCATTATATGTTACATTTTGTAAAACCGCTGTTAAAACGATAGAATTTGGTAAAAATGTTTTACCTCCATCTGTAGATTTAAATACTTGCGTTGAAGCAACAATATCTACTGATTTCGCATTCGTACCACTTGCCCCTGTTGCACCTGTAGCACCTGTTGCACCTTGTTTTGATTTAGACCAACTAAATGTCTTAGTAAATGATTTTCCATCTACTGTTACAGGAATATCAAACGAACCACTATCAGCTAAACTTGTACCTGTATTTGCTTGAATTGTAATAGTAGTTCCGCTTTTGCTTAAAGTTAAACCATTTACTGTAGGCAATGTACCAATGGTAGGTGTAATAGATGAAGCTCCTTTATAAGCTAAAACTTGTGTTTTAGTTGAAATCGCACTAGAAATATTACCGTTATTTTGTGTTGCGAATGTGTGAGATTCATTTGTTAAAATAACCGTATAAGCGTCAGCACCACTCGCACCTGTATCCCCATGTGTACCTATGATACATGGAGTTGTGGTATTTGTCGAACCATTCGTATAAGTAACAACCTCATAATTCCATAGATATTTTTTACTACTAGAAACACTTTGTACGCTTGTAGTCCATCCACTTGTACTCGTTGTAACACCACTAGAACTAGATGAAGCTAGATAGTAATTTGTAATACTACTAATACCGTTACCTGTTGCCCCTGTAGCTCCTGTTGAACCTGTAGCACCTTTATCACCGTAAGCACCGATTACTCTCTTTGCTGTTTCTTTAGTTGTATTATTAGTGTATTTAATTACTTCATAATTCCACAAATATTTATTTGTTGAAGTCATATTTTGAACTGTCGTAGACCACGAAGTAGGAGTAGTAGTATTTGAGGAACTTACAGCATAGTATTCTGTGATACTATTAATGCCGACACCACTAGAACCTGTTGCTCCTGTGTCACCTTTAGCACCATCTGAAACTTTGACAATACTAATTTCATCATAAAGTGAACCAACGATATATCTAACAGACATTTGTTTTTCAGATGATAATAAATAACTTGTTGGTGATATATTTAATGTTAAAGATGTCACAGCGTTATCATTCAATGTACAATCCGTCCATGTTCCACTAGCATTTTTATATTGCCACTTACCTGTATCTGTAGTATTAAATTTTGTTGCTGTCAATGTAATACTAGATGGAGTAGGTGTGCCACTGAAATTATTTGTATATTTAAATACTTGTTCACCTGTAACAGTTACATATTTAGCATTAGAACCACTAGCACCTGTCTTTGTTTTAGACCATGAGAATTTTTTTGTAAATGATTTATCATCTGCATTGATAATAATATCAAACGAACCTACATCTGCTAATGATGTACCTGTATTTGCTTTAATAGTAATTGTATCAGTTGTTTTTGATAATGTTAAACCACTTACAGTAGGTAAAGTTCCGATAGTAAATGCTAGACTATTGCTACCTTTATACGCTAAAATGTTTGTAGTAGTAGTTTGTGCTTTTGTGACATTACCTGTATCATCAGCAACAAATGTAAAGTTTTCATTTGTTAAAAATATAGTGTATCCATCTTCACCGTCAGCACCACTTAAACCATTCTTAGATTTAGTCCATGAGAATGTTTTTTCAAAAGTAATTCCGTCTACAATTACAGGAATTTTAAACGTTCCTGTATTAGCTAAAGATGTACCTTTATTGGCTACAATGGTTACAGTATTTCCGCTTTTGCTTAATGATAACCCTGTAACAGTAGGTAAAGTTCCGATAGTTGGAGTAATAGATGTTTTACCTTTGTATGCAATGGCTACTGTTGTTATCGTAATTGCATTTTCAATATTTCCTTCATAGGTAGAAGGGAATGTGTGATTTTCATTTGATAAAAGAACTGTATAAGCGTCATTTCCATCTTCACCTATAAATCGTACCCAATTATAATCTGAAAACACAGAACTATCCGTAGGATTAGTGTCAACATAAGTACCAATCCAAGTACCTAATTCCTCACCGTTATTTGCTGTAAATGTTTCACCATCATTAGAGTATTTAATGTGTAAATAAGACGAACTACCATTTGCACCAGCAACACCTTGCTCACCATTTTTACCATCAGCACCTTTTACGAGTGTCCAAGTATAAGAAGATGGAGTTGTAGGAGCTACGTTATTTGTAGTTGTTGCTGTACCCATATATTTTGTTTTAGCATTAGGTGTACTTGTCATACTAGAACCGTCAGAAAATTCACTGTATCGAACAAAGAAATATGTGCTAATACCGTCTTTACCATTTGTACCGTTAATACCGTCAATACCATTTTGACCACGTTCACCTGTGATACAAACAGGATTTGACTCAATTTGAGTACCATTGTCTAAATAAGTAACTGTTTTCGACCAAACATATTTACCATTTACCCATGTTGGAGCTGTTGTAGTCCATGAACCACCTTGTAATGAAGTAGCACTTGTTGATTGATAATAGAATACATCTACATTTCCAACAGATACACCACCGTTTAATCCATCAGCACCATCTTTACCTGTAACGCAGATAGGAGATGTTGTGGTTACATTACCATTCGAATAAGTAAATTGAGTTCTTGTCCAAATGTATTTACCTTTAACCCATGTCGGTGCTGTAGTTTGCCATGTACCACCGATTAAAGTTTGTTGTGAATCAGATAAATAATATTGTTCTTGAATTTCTGTGATACCAACACCATCATTACCGATTGTACCGTTAGAACCACTTGAAACCTTGACGATTGTGAATTCGTCATATACATCACCAACAGAACATTTAAAGGTTACGTTTTTAACACTAGGATTGTTGAAAATCGTACTATTATTATGAAATACGTTGTAGTAATTGTAGTTATTATTAGCGATTGGTGTCCAAGATGTTTCACCAGAACGTTTAAAATACCATTCATATGTTGGATTTTCTACGTTTTCTACTCTTGCACCAATTTTAATTGAAGGTGGAGTTGGTGTGCCTGTAAAGTTATTTTCATATAAAAATGCTTGTTCACCTGTTAATTCCACTGTAGGTGCATGAGTAATTGAATCAATTTTATTGTTCATATTATTTAATTCATCACCTAAACTTGTATTTCCACCATCAGATGACTCTACAATGATTTCAAACTTACCATTTTCATATTTAACTTTATCACCAAAATTAAAATCACCTGTTGACATATCTAACCATGATTTACCGTTTTTACTTTCAAGAATACCTGTTTTAATAATATCTGCTGTTAAAATACCTGTATCAATGAAGTCAGCTACTATATGACCATCCCTGGTAATTGCGGTTTCAAATGTACCATTAATACCATTATTAGAGAATCCTAAACCGTTCATATTGAATACAGCTACATTTTTAGCAACATTTACATCTGGATTGTCTAAAATATAAATAGCATTAGGTGTATAGTAGACATAACCACCAAATCCACCGTTAATGAAATCTGTAACATATTCTTTTGATTGTTGTAAAATATCGTTTAATTGTTTTGGTAATTCTTGAAGTGTACTCTTAACACTATCTACATCATTCATTGCATTTTTTACATCTGTAAAGAAGTTTTTATTGTAATGACCTAAAGTAATTTCGTCAAAATTACAAGTTAAACAGTTGTATTTATAAGCGGTACAACGTGCTGGAATATTAATGTCTAAGATTTTATGTCTAATTACAACATCATCACCGATATTAATAGATGATAATGCTTGATAATTAGCGTATTCATCTGTGTTTGATAATTCTACAAAATTAACATTATAATTAACTGTCGGTAAATCAACTTCGTTTTCACTGAATTCTGCTAATGCTCTACGTTTTAATTCAGCTTGTGCTTCTGCTAATGTTTCATATGCACCATCATCTTCACCATTAAGAGGTTTTTGATAATTAGGTGAACCTTTCCATTTAACATCTTCATATTTATACTCACGAATAATAGGCATTGCATAATTATTAATAAAAGGTGAGTCTACGAAAAGTTCTTCTAATTTAATTCCATCAAATCCAATAGGTCTAATTTTTGTTACAACATTTCTCATGTCGAATTTAGCATTAATACCTGTCATATTTTTACTATATTCAACTTTATATCCATTGTTTCGTCCGATACGAGTATTGATTTTAAATGTAAATCCATCAATATCTAATTCTCCACCCCAACGATTAACGAATGAATTTTCATTATCTCCAATAATAGCACTTAAAACATTTTTACGCACTAATCTTGAATTGTTTGTAATTTGAATATTAGAAGTACCGCTAAAAGGATGTGCATAATTAGTATTAGATAAAATTTGATTTAAAGCTGTATTACCATTTTTTCCTTTAATATTAGTATCTTCAATAAAGTTATTGTTTAAATCAAAGAAGATTTGTTCACAGTATGCAACAATTTCTCTTGATGTTTTTTGAACAAATTTAATTCTAAATGGTTGTTCGTTAGCGACAATAATTCTATCTTGTGTAATTTCTTTCCATTTACCTGTTTCATCAATAGGATGTGTTAAATCTAAATAGTATTTATATTCATTTAAATCCCTTGTAATAACAGCACTTTTTGGGAACAATGTACAAATACCGTTATTATTAAAAGATGTTTGGTTAAACTCATAAACACGAATTGGTTTCGCTTTTCTATTTGCCATTCCTTCCCCCTCCTATTGCCATCTATAATTTGGATTGATAATAATTCTTGTAACTCCACTACCATTCCATTTGATAGTAGTATTGCCAACTTTTAATTTTGGGAAATCACCTCTAACATGAGCATTCATATTGACTGTTCCTTTATATGCTTCTTGCATTGCAAAGTTTAATGTAATCGAATTTTGAATATCTGTAATATTGATTTGATTAGCTCCAATATTTAAAACACAGTTACCTGTACCTTCTAATGTAATTGTTGGCTCACAAGTTGTATTTGTATTGTTTTCAAAAGTATATTGTTTTGTTGTTTGAGTTGCGTCAATAGTAATTGTTTTGTTTTGAACTTCATAAGCATATGGTTGTAATTTAAAGCATACAACACAAGTATAATATTGGAACGAAACTCTTTTAAAAGTAATCGTATTTACAACTCTCGCATTATAAAATTTATCCTTATCGTTAGATAAAATTAACTTACCGCTTCCACGAAAAATATTTTTTACTTTCTGAATATCTTCTTTTTTATATAAGTTTAATTGGACTTCATAATCAATAGGTTTAAGTGCGTCTTGCGATTGAGTTAAGTATCCATCACGTCCGTCAATCTCGATAAAATCTACTTTTTCCTCCGCTGTCGGCACTTCTTGTAAATCTTCGATTAGAAAATAGTCCATCGTATTAAAATCATTGAAGATTATATAATTTTTTCTCACGATTTTACCTCCATTTCGGCATTTATTGGCTTATTTTATTCATTTTTTATTTAATTTTTTTAATTTTATTTAATTTTTTTTAATTTTTTTAGAATAAAATGACCATTTTATTCATATAATAATAATAGATAAATAGATGAATATATAATAATATATTATTTATATCATTATATATTATATATGTGAAAATTAAATATATTCTAAAAAATATAAAAAAAGAGTAGAAAAATCTACTCTTTTTTATTTTTTTAAAAAACAAAATTTTCATCAAACTACTTATTTTTTTTCATACCCATTACACACCAAAGTTTTATAATCAAACCATCCCTAAAACGAAGTAAATAAACCAAAGCAAATAATGCTAACTTTTTTTCATATTACTCTCCTTGATAAAATACAAAAAAGAGCAGACTTAAATCTGCTCTTTTTATTTTTTCTAAAACCAACTTGCCACGACATTCGAAATATTAAAGTTTCCAACTAACGCATGGACATTCGAAATATTAAAGTTTCCAACTAACGCATGGACATTCGAAATATTATAAGCAATAGATTTTATCACTCATATTATATTATGAGTATAACAGGATGATACTATTAATGTAAATATTTTTTTAAAAATTTTTAAATTTTTATATAATTCATAAACCCAACATTCCAAGCATATGTTTCAAGCGTCATTTCACCCTCCAACTCTTCACCACTCACATTTTTTTGAGTAAGAGTCAAAAAGATATAAACATGTTCTCTATCCTGCTCAATCGCTTGAATAATTTTTGATACTTGACTAAAAATCTTCAATGACCTTCTCCAATTACACACTGGACATAATCGTAACTGACAGAAATAAGCTTGATGTAATTTTCTTTTTTGTTCAGTATCTTTTTTAAATTGTAATACTGTCGCACACATTCGACTACGCTCCTCTCGATTAAAAAATCGATTGAATTTCTCCGAATGTATTTTACGATAAGATTCCTTTATCATCATGTAGATTTCTGACAAACTTAAATTTCTTTTTTTCTTACCAGACCAATCTCTTACCTTACAACTGAAAGATTTATCTTCTAAAAATTCTACTTGCTTATTTAATTGTTCCATGCTATCATTTCGTTAGCTTATTAGAGAAAAACACCTTTTTCTCTCTAAATAAAAACGAAACCCCCCTATTCTATTGTTAAATTTATCGGCAAATTAATTATAACATAGAATGGGGGTTTTTTTATACCATTTTATATCGAAGTTAAAATCCGTTTTTTGATTGATACCACTTGGGCTAGAAGGTGTTTTTACTGCCTTGAGTTAATCACATAGTATCAAGTAAAGGATAGGACTTCCTTTCGGAAGTCCCAAAAAAGCACCCACTGGGTGCTTTTTTTCTCTCCCCTCACGTCCTCTTTTCAAATTTAAAAAAATCATCTAAAATTATTTTTGAAAAAATTTTTTTTCAAATTCGAAAAGTCTCTCAGAAATAAAAAAAGAGTAGGTCACGACCTACTCTTTTTTTATTTATTAATAACGTCTATTTTTGACATTTAAAATAAAGTCCATTTGTTTCATAACTTCTTCTGTTAATCTATAAATATCATCTTCGGAACTAATTTTATTGTCATGAATTTCAAAAGTAATGTTAGGTGTTTGATTGTTTGCCATTTGTTTTAAAAGTTCAATCATTTCATTATTACTTGATTTAGTGTTATTCATAGCTGTTCTCATACTATTTGTATTATAGTTATTAACAGAATTCATAACCATAGTTGAAGCAACAGTATCTCTAGTAGCATAAGCACTAACACCTTCATCTGAAATAGTTGTAAATACAGAAGGTTGCTCACTTGTAGGCATAGCTGTATAAGGAGTAACTTGGTCAAATCCACCATAAGGAGCGTTATCCATACTACGACCACGACCAACAACACCAGAGATAGCTTGACCGACAGCAGACACAGCATTTCTAGCTGTATCCCATAAACTATTTAAGCTATTTTTCATTGTAGTAATACCTCTTGTATCTGCTGTACTTTTGATTTCGATTGTTTTACCATTCGGCAAATCATTAACACTCTTTGCAATATCTTTATTTTGACTTAAAATAGAATTACGTCTATCTTTAATACGGTCATCCATTCTCTTAAAATCATCAGTAACTTTATTAGTTGATTTTTCAACACTTGTACTCATATCATTTGTTGAAACTTTGATACCGCCCATAATACCTTCATAATTACTTTGCACATTTTGAGCGTTTTTCACAGCTTTATCAGTAGATGTTTCAACTTTACTTGTCATACCATCCATAGCATAACTAATAGCTTCATTAATATCAGTACCACCTCTTGAAAAATACTGATTTAATTTATTCCAAAAATCTTGTGTATAGACAACAGAATCGCTATAACCATCTTCGGTAGCTTTCGCCATAGCGTCATATGCTTGTTCCCATGTAGTAGTATTATCTTCACTAGCGTTTTTAATCATTGTAGTAATAGCGTCAAGTTTATCTTGGTTGATTTTTTCCATTTGGTCATAATGGATTTTTGTTTTTTCATATTCATCTTGACTTGTAATACCACGAATATAAGCTATTTCATTCGCTGTACGATACTCTTCATTCGCTTTCTGTTTATTGATTAACTGTTGCTCTTGATACATTAAGTCATTAATTTTATATAACTCTTCTTTTGTACGTCCTGTTTGGTCTAACCATTCTTGGTCAGCTTGTGCAACAGCGATAGCTCTTTCATCATATGCTTGTCGAGCAACTTCATTATTTTGCTGTAATCCTTCACGAATTGCTGTACGAGCTTCTGTTAATGACGCTTGATTAGTGATACTTTGTGTTCTTAAATGTTCTTGAAGAGCATTAATACTTTCAGTTTGGTATCCTAATTGTGCTGACATCATTTCATTACAGAACACACCGTAATCAGATAATACTTGTTGTTCCCAAATATCATAAGCTGTTTCGTAGTCTACTCCTTGTTGCTCCATAATTCCCTTAATTACATCACCTTGATTGTCGATATTTGTAATTAAAGTATTGTAAGCATTTTCGACACCGCTAAACATATTTTCACTATGAATATCAGTTAAATTCTTCAATGATTCCATAGTAAATACAACTTTACCACTCGCATTATTATTGAAAGTAGCTAATGAATTAACCATTTCATTAGTATCAGAGTCGATTTTTGACTTTGTATCTGCTAACTGTTGACTAATCATTGATTTGAATGATTCAAAGTTAGGCTCTGCGTCATTTGCGATATTAACAAAAGCATTTCTTAATTCTGTAACACCTTCTGTTTTGAATGTGTCAATTTTAGATGAAATTTCATCTAAATTACTATTAATTTTTTTAGTTAATAATTCAGAACCTTCTTGCATTAATCTTGTATTAATATCAAATCCTCTTGACGCTTCTTCGGCTTTTTGATTCATGTTTTTGAAAGCAGTTACAAGACCAGCAAGACCTAAACCAACTCCCACGACTAAAGTTCCACCTGCTAAGAATGGAGCTAATGCGGTTGCTAATGAAGCTAAACCACCGATTAATCCGCCACCTGTACTACCAATACCTTTTAGAACATTTCCAAATCCACCTTGTAATGATTGCATACCACCTGTAGCTTCAACACCTTTAACAGCTAAATCACCTAATTTAGTTGCTAAACTACTAGAAGCACTGAAAATATTACCAATTAAACCGCTTATAGGACTTAGTGCAACACCAAATAATCCCATTCTAATGATTAAATCCTGTGTACCATCATCAAGATTATTGAACCAATCTACACAATCACCAATAATTTCGACAATGCTAACTAAGTGAGGTAATAGTTTTTCACCAATTTGGATAGCCATTTCTTCTAATTTTGATTTCAATGCTTTAATACTACCAGCAGTAGTATCTTCCATTGTTTCTTTCATTTTAGCTGTAGCACCATCACAATTTTCAATAGCTGTTGTTAATTGAGTAAATCCTTCATCTGAACCATTGATAATAGCTAAGAATTTAGACATTTGTTGTTTACCAACCATTGTTGTAGCGATTTGTGTTTGTTGAACTTCATCTAAGTTACCAAATGCCTTACGCATATCTCCGACAACTTCTAAGAATGGCTTAGCTTCACCGTTAGCTCTAGTTAATGAAAGACCATATTCATCCATAATAGCCTGTGCATTTTTTGTAGGTTTAGCTAAACTTGCCAAAATAGATTTTAAGGCATTACCAGCCTCTCCACCTTGAATAGCGTTGTTTGCCATCATACCTAATACGATAGAAACATCTTCAATTTCATAACCTAATGCACTAGCTGTCGGTGCAACGTTCTTAAATGCTTCACCTAATTGAGAAACGTCTGTATTTGAATTTGAAGCTGTTGTTGCTAAAATATCGGTAATATGAGTAGCTTCTTCTGCTTTACTTCCAAATGCAGACATAATAGAAGTTAAAATACTTGTTGTTTCGGCTAATTCCATATTACTTGCAATAGCTAAGTTTACAGTTGAGTCTACTGTTGCAATAGATTTATCAACATTATAACCAGCTTGTGCTAATAATTTTAATGCTTCCGCACCTTGACTAGCACTTAATTGAGTATTAGAACCGATTTCCCTTGCCTTTTCCGATAATCGACCTAAATCATCAGATGTGGCATTTGTAATAGCTCCAACTTCTGACATCTTTTCTTCGAAATTTGTAGCTGTGGCAATGGCTGTACCAAAAATACCACCTAAAGCCAATGAAAGAGGTGCTGTGGCACTAGAAAGATTTTTAAATCCATTACCAACACCGTCTAGTTTAGTAGCTAAATTGTCAAAAGGCATACGTGCCATTTCTTTTTGAAACTCTAATAATTGCTTATTTGTTGATTGTAATTCTGTTTGAGTTTCAGCAAGTTTGCGATTCATGTTGTTATAATGAATTTGAGCATTTTCTAATTCTTTATTTGCTTTATCCCACTCTTTAGCATTCTCGCTTGTACGTTCACCTAATGCGTCTAATCCATCTTTAGCTCTTTTTACCCTATCTTCGGCTTCCTGTAATCTTTTCGAATATACTTCGATTTTTTCATTAAGACCTTGAACCTTAGTTTTGCACAAATCAACTTTAGTTCCCATATTTTGCATATTTTTATTAAAGTTGTTGCTATTCGTATCAAGACCTTTAATTTCTTTATCGAGCGTTTTTAATTCGCTAGTTAATTCCTTGATTTGCTTAGTAGCAGAACTATTTTCCACACCTAATTTAATAAGTAACTGTACTCCATCTGCCATTTATTTTCACTTCCTTTCTTGATGTGACGTTACCTATTCAACTTTGAAAAATGTTTCTTTTTCTCCTTGTCGAATATTTGTAGTTTTATTATTCTTACCATTCTTCTTTTTACCGTTGACATTGATATATGTAACAATCATATCTGTTACTTCACCTAATGTTAATTCATAAAACTCTTGTCTTGAACCACCTGTACATTGGTTAAAGTTATAGAAAAGCATTTCTAGGTCTAATTCATTAGCGGATTTGTTTTTTACTTTCCCACTTCTTGTTTCACTTTACCTTTATTGTCAGTTAAACATTCAGCTAATTTCACAATTAATTCATCTGTGTATTCGAAAATATCAATATCATTATCATCAAAGAAATCAATACCTACAGGACGTTTTTCTCCACGTTTATGTAAGGTATTGCATAAATAAATTAATAAAATTGTCATTTCACCTTCATCTAACATAGGTAGACATTTGTAATAGTTATATTTTGGACTTAACATTTTTAAATCACGTTCAATAGCCATTACACTTTTTGTATTCATATAGATTTCTAATTCAATTTCTTTTCCATCTTTGTTTTTTACTGTAATATCTTTAATAATCATAATTACCATTCTCCTTCTTTTTGATATAAATAAAAAGACGAACTATTTAAGTCCAAGTCCGTCTATGTATTGTTGCAATGCTACTTTAACATCTTCCCTAGCTTCTTTCATCCATCTATCACGATTTTGTTGGTATAGATTTGTCCACCAACCAAAGTTAGGTTCATCTGTTTTGAAGTTCTGAAACCAAACACCCCTGATTTGCTCCCAATAATCAGCTCCACTACCGCCTTGATTGGTGATACCGATTCTGTATCCAGCTCTACCATCATATCTGAATGAGATAATATTTTCAGCGTCAATACCATGAATATCACGCACCGTAGAAACAGGTGTTTCATTTTGCATTTCTCTTAAAAGACCATTAGCTTTCTTTTTAAGAGCTTTCTTTTGGATTTGTGTTACAACTTTTTCATCTGTCAATGATTCCAATTTATCAACTAATTCTTGTAAACCTTTAACTTGAACAGACATATGTTTTCATCTCCTTATAAAAGATAAAATAAACATTTCAATAGAGGAAATTTATTCCTCTATTGTCTACTTATTTTATTCAGATGGAACATAAACAGCAGTAGTCCACTTTGAAACAACATTGCTATCAGCATTTTCGTCTGTTGAGTCAATAGTACGACAAATAATTCCTTCGCTGTTTGGAATAGCTTTTCCAGAAAGAGTTACAGTTGAGTCATTAATAGAGTCTGTTTTAGTTTCTCCTTCTGTAGCTTCAACTTTTAATTTTACACGATAGTATGCTTTGTTTAATGTACCTGTTGGTAATTGAGATAATACGACAATTAAACCAAATTCTGCTTGTTCATCATCTGATTTTTCTGTCATAACACCTTTAGAGTCATAGTTAGCACCAGATAATTTAGCACGTAAATCACCAGATAAATGACCTAAAACGATTTCAATATCTTCATCAACAATAGCATTGAAAGTTTCTTCTGTTTGGTCATTTGAATACCAACTTGTTTCAGAGTAGTTTTTAGTAGCAGAGAAAGAAACGAATTGTTTTAATTCAATAGGAGTTTCATAAACTTCTTTCCCAGTAGATTTATTAATTGGAGCAATACCTAAGTATTTTACACCAGCAATACGTGACATAGTATCACTTTCCTTTCTTTAATTTAATATAATAAGGCATAAAAACATACAATTTTAAACCAAATAACGGTAAAAAATAGTATGTTTTTATGTTTAAAATAACTCTTTTATTCGGTAGGTTCGATAGGGTTTTCAACTACCTCTTTTTCATTCTCGACTAACATATAGAAAGTAGAAGCGTTGAAAAACTCTAAACTATCTTTAATGTATGTAGTTCCTCTATTTTGGAAACCATAACACATTTCTTCGTTTCTGATAATAGACTTTAATTTCTCTATCATAGGATTTAATTCCATTTGATTTTTAGTTAGAAAATTAACAGTGATGTAATATTTATCCACTTCGGAAATATTATCAGAATTCCAAAAACCATTAATCGTAAAATTAAAGGTTATATATTTATCGACTTCATATCCGTCTGGTTTATGAACATAGAAAACATCTTCGCACACTTGACTTAATAAACTACAAATTCTTTCATTGATATCCATTATTGATACACCTTCTTAGCAACAGCTACAGTGAAAATTCCGTTATCATCAAAATCATATACAGAAACGATTTCCCATCTTTCGCCATTGTATAGAATAATATCTTTTTGTTTTATTTCAATTCTAAGGTGAGTTCTAAATGTAAACTTTTTACTTTCAAGTCCATATAATTCAATACCATCTTTCATATACTCTTTACCTGTATTATTAGAAACAGCACATCTAGGAGTATAAATTACTTCCCACTCTTCTTGAACAATACCATTAACAGGTTTGCCTAATCGTTTACGTTGGATTTCGATTGGATGAATTAATTCACCAGCATTTTTTCGATATTTCTTTTTAATAGTAGGCATAATTATTCACCTAATTGTCCGTCAGACATATAGAACCAATGATTACCTAGTAATTTACCAATAGTGTAATTTAATGCTTCTGTATCTGCTTCAAGACTTCTATTATCGTAGAAATGAGCCGTAAGTACGAGTACAGCCATACAAATTTCTGCAATATTATCTAAATCTTCCATTGGACGTTTGCAATAGTTACAAACATAAGACTTAGCACTGTCTAAAGCTAGTTCGATAAATAAATCATCAAGGTCAAAATCAATGCGTAAATATGCCTTTGCGTCATATAAATCAAGTTCAGACATTTTTTTAGCCACCGTATCACCACTCTCTTTTAAAATAAAAAAAACATTTTTATATTAAAAGTTTTATTAAAACTCACCATTAAAATTAATTTTCTTGTAAACGTTTAATTAAGTCAGCTTTTTTCCCACTTGTTGACAATCCACGTTGCTCTAATAATTCTTTTAATTCTGCAACAGTTAATTCTTTGTAGTCTACTTCTTTTGGGTTTGAATCTAATGTTTCGACAGGTTCTTCTTGTTCTTCTTTAATAAATTCACAGTATCCTTTTTGTAATAAAATATTGGCAACTTTATCATCAATTTGATATTCTACGTTTTTGCGATAAGCAAACCCATCAACGTAAATTGGAGATAAGATTTTGACTTTAATCATTTATTTATCGTCCTTTCTATTATAAAATAAAAAGCTAGAGGAATAATCCCCTAGCTTTTGGATATAATAAATATATTATTCTTCAGTTCCAGCTACGATGTAAGAAATTGCACCAGCTTGAACAATTTTAGCGTCCATACGAGCTGTAGCAACTAAAGCAACCATGTCAGTTACAGCATATAATTCATGTAATTGACGTACTTGAACATCAGAGCGTACACCTACAGTTAATGCACGACGAACGTCTACGAACATACCGACTTTAGCGTCTTGTGTACCTAATTTTGGCATATAAGCACATTCAATAACTCGGCAACCCATTAATGTGCGAACCCCTGGCTCTAATCCATCAGTTAATAATTGACGACCGTTAGCGTCTTGTAACATAGCTAATGCTTTAACTGTGTCTGGATGACATACGAATACAGCGTTTTGACGGCATTCATGAGGTAAGTTATAGTAAGAAGCAACTACGTCATTAGCAGAGATAGCTCCCTTTTTAGCTGTTACTTGTTTTGACGCTTTTTGCATATCATCATTGTCTGGTGTAGCAGATAATAAACCTTCTGGTTGTGCAGTTCCTGTACCTGTGATGATAGCTTTTTCGAATGCTTTAGCGAATGCCATACCTAAACGTTGTCCAGCATGAGCAACAATGTTGAAGTTTACATCTTCTACAACTTCACGAGTGAATTTAACGATTTCTCCGTATTTATAAGCTCCTAATTCAACTTTTACGAATTCAGAGTCGATTGAAGAAATTGAAGCTCCTTCTTTAACTAAACGTGCTTCGCTTGCTGGTGAAGCGTCTAATACGATACGGTGTGTTCCGTTTGTACGGATAACGTTTGCTAATCCTAATACATCAGAGTTGAAGTCGATAGCGTTGCGGATTGCTCCTTCGATTGTTAATGGAACGTTCATTTGTCCTTTGTTTGTTGCGTCATAAGGTGTGTCACCTAAACCTGCTGTGTATCCGTCACCAGCTCCACGCATTTCTAATTTTGATACATCTGCATTTGGTGTAGCTAAAGCGTTCATAAATTGTTCACGTAATTCGATTTGAGTTTTTTCCATTTTGATTTCTCCTTTGCTTTCAATAGTTTTTTCTACAGAAGTTGAACGTACTTCCTCTTCTGCTTTTTCGATTTCTTTTTGTAATTCTACAATTTTTTCGTCTAACTGACGTAATTCTTCGTTCTCTGTATCTTCTAAAGAACGAACTTCTGTGATAGCTCCATTAAGGATAGCTTTTTTAGCTTCTTTAGCTTCATTTAATGATTCTTTTAAAGCCTTAATGTTCATTTCACTACATCCTTTCTATGATATTATTTATTCTAGTTCAGCTAACATTTGTTTGTATTTTTCAACATCAGCTTTCACTTTTTCATCATCAACAGGTGTTTTTTGAGGTTCTTCTACAGGTTTTACCTCTTCTTTAGGTTCAACATCAGCTTGTTTTTCTTCTTTTTCTTCTACTTTTTGCTCTGATTTGACCTCTTCTTTAGGTAATAATCCTTTAATTTCCTCTAAGAAACTGTTGAAATTGTCTTTGAATTCACTAAAATCCACCTTAACCTCAATAGGTTTTGGCTCAACTTTAGGCTGTTCTTCCACTTTTACTTCTTCTTTAGGTTGTTCTTCGACTTCTACTTTAGGCTCCAATGCCTTTTGGATTGATTTATCAATCATTTCTTGTAATTCTTCCATAGTAATGTTGCGAATTTCATCATCAACGTCAACATCTAAACTACGAACAGCACTTGGATAAGCACTCTCACAAGATAAGATAGAAATTTCAGAAACAATTAAATCTTTAATTACACGATGTTTATTACGAATTTCATCTTTTAAACATTTAAAGCCAAAACTACACCCTAAACGTTTTTGAGATTTTTCACGTAAACTTAAAATCGTATTTGCCCACACATTTCGTTCATCTAAACGGACTTTAACTGTCACCAAACCGTCATTTGTTTCTACATCATAATCATCTGATACGATTTGTTCACGTTTATGGTTGAATAAAATTGGAGCTTCTGACTCAATACTACGGACGAATAATTCAGCGTCAATAGATTCTGTTTCGAATGGTGCATTATGGAATTTTTTACTTTGTCTAAGGTCTAATGTAACAGTTACCTCATTGTCATTAAATTCAACTACACCACTACGTTGTTCTAATTTCATTCCCTTGCACCTCCTTGATGATATGATAAAAAAGAGTATCAAAAAGATACTCTTTTAAAGAGGGAGTGATAATATGATTTTAGTAGTTTATAGACAAATTTCGGTCTAATTGATTATGTTAGTTGTTTCAACAATAATTGATTCCTCTTTACCAATTTCTTCATTAAAATATTTATTTAAAGTTTCAATATAGTATACTTGATAATCATTATCTTCTAAAAATTTCAACGCTTCATATTTATTATTAGAACGTACTTGTACCATACCAGCGTTATAGGTTAATGCTACATACCATCTCATAATAATTCACTCTTAATAGTATCGTTGCGTACCGTTATGGTCTTTTTTAGGAGTATTAGATGTAGTTAAAGATACAAGTAGTAACATAATAGCGACACCTAAAATCATAATATTAAATCCGTATACAACGAATAAGTAATATAAGATTAGTGAAGCAGAACCAATTAGACAGAGATTTGAAATGTTCTTTTTAATAAATGTAAATACTAAAAATAAAGACATAAAAAATTGATGTGCAAAACTATTATTGTTCATTATTATCATCTTCCTCTTCTTTGTTATTTAAATTTTTATTTTGGTCTTTTTGACCATTAATTCCTTGTTTAACTATTTCTGGTGAACTGATAATTTGTTTATTTTCAGCGTCATAAACAGTACCCATATTCGGAATAAAGAATGTGCGGTCACTTGGTTGATACATTACAGCACCTAATGACAATCTGTGGAAATCATCTTCGATAGGCGGTAAATTTTCTTTGATACGAGCTTCGTTTAATGATAAAATACCAGAAGAAATACCTGTATTTAATGCTTCATATCGTTCCGCTTGTGTTGTTTGTAATACACTATCTGTATTAACTTTGAAGAAATACTTATCTTTTTCTTTTTCTAATAAAATAGAGCGATTTAATGAAGATTCTAAGATGTTAATATAAGGCATAATAGAATATTGTAAGAAACGAATACTAGAACTTTCAACGTTTCCGTAAGTATTGGCAGAAGAGTCTACCATTGATTCTGGCACACCGAAAAGATTACAAATTTCAGCTTGTGTTTTAGTACGAGAAGCACTTAATCCTAATTCTTGTGGTGAATATGAAAGTTTTTCATATTTCATACCCTCTTCAAGAAGGATTAATTTACCAGCATTATTTGAACCTTGATACATCTTTTGCCAACTATCTCGTAATCGTGTTTGAGCTTCAGGAGATAAGTTCTTTTGAACTGTTACAATACTCATAGGTGATGAACCGTTATTCATGATGTTTTTATTTAATTCAATTTCATTTAGAGCTAATTCGATTGTTTTATAACCTCTCGAAATAACTCCTTCACCTGTTAAACCTCCGTCTGGAGATGAAACAGTAGAAATCATTACATCATCAATATTTAGGTCATTTTTATATCCTGTAATCTTAATTCTAATATCACGAACAATGTTTGGCATTGATTCATCAACAAGAGTAGCAATACCAACATTTTTAGCGTCAACATTCCATAATCCTTTAATCTTATTACCGTCCTTTTCAATTTGAACGTAAGCATTACCATGTAATAATAAATCTTGGATTAATTTAGCTTTAAAATCCGTTCCTGTTGAAATACTATTAGGTTCATGATTTAATAAGAATAGTCGATAATCGTCATTAACTTGTTTAACAGTGTTATCATCAACTCTTTCATATAATTCAATAGGTAATGTTTTGATTGAGTTACAAATTAAATCATTACACGCTTTTGCAACAGGGATTGATAGTAATTGTTCGGCTGTATATCTATCACCGCTAACACCATCAGAAAATCCAAACATACCTACATTTACAGGATTATAAGTAGATTTAACTCGTCTTTCTTCTTGCTCTACTTCTTCGTCTAAGGTTAAAAAATCCCAAATAGCCATATTATTTTTTTACACCTCCTTTTCAAATTAGAAAAAGATAAATCCTTCTCTTTCTTCGTAAACACTTGTTGTTTCAACAGAGTCAGCTTCAATAGAGCAGAAACAGTTGATAACAGCGTCCACCATGTCGATTTTTCCATTTGATTTTTTCTTATTAATATACATATTCATATTTGTATCTCTATCTAATAAAGCGTTTTGAATATTAATTTCAAATAATTTATTATCTTCGTATAAAATTCGTTCTTCTAATGCGATTTCTCTTAATTTTTTAGTACCTAAATGTAAATACTGCGAGTGTTGTTTTTGCTCAATCATTTCATAACCAGCGTCCTCCCATTTCTGAACAGAAGAAATAGCATTGTATCGGTCATATGTTATTGAAACAATTTTGACACCCATCTTTTTTTCAATATTTAAAACAAATTCCTCGACAAATTTATAGTCAATGATATTACCACCACAAGGATAACATAATCCCATTCGTGCATATCTTGAATATGGAACTTTTTCACGTTTTTCCTTATCCTCTTCTTTGTTTACAGGATAGAAAACCCATGATTTGATAACGTATTTCTCTAAATCTCTATCGTAAGTCACCATAGCTACTGATGTATTATCATCAGATTGTGCTAAATCGACTCCAATATATACTTCTTTATTTGTCCAATCATATGAATTAGGTTCAATTAAACCTTTTCGTAATACATCTAAAGGAATATAAACCTCTAACTCATTACCATCTAAGAAGATGTTCATATGTTTTGTTTTGAAGTTTGTTAATGTACTAGGCATTTCAATAGCCTTTTTACGTTTTTTCGAGATATTGTCAAAGACATTTTCTACTTCGATAGCCAAAGGATTAGCTTGATATAATGAAGTATCAGTTTGCCATTGTTTAACGTCATCTGGTTCATAAATCAATGCAAATGTAGTGTCATCTTCAACAGTTTTATCCAAAACTTTTTTAGCGTAATTGACGTTTTCTGTCATAGGATTATCTAATGATTCATATGCTGTTGAAATAATGATACCGAACTTTTCATCTAATGTTGTTTGAGATGATTGCATGGCTTCAAGTGGATAAGAGTTTCGTAACGCTCCTACCTCGTCACCAATCCATACAGTAGCCAAACGACCATCAAGACGGTTATCACTACAAGCTAAATTTTTATAAACACAATTATTAATCTTACATCTAATTTCAGAACGTAATACCTTAAAGTATTTACCCATAGATGGTGAGTTAGCGATTAGCTTCTGAAATTCTTTGTATACTTGTCCAGATAATTCTCGGTCTGGTGCTACTGAATACGTTTCAGCATATGGTTCACATAACAACATCAATAACATTAAGATTAGTGCCGTAAGAAGTGTTTTACCGTTTTTACGAGCAATTAATAGTATTGATAATTCATAGCGTCTTTTACCATTGCTTTTACGTCTAACACATAAAGAATTAATAATAAAGAACCACTGAAAACCAACTAAATTATCATAAGCACTCTTTTTAGGCATGATATTAATTAATCTTAAAAAACCCTCGATAACTTTTAATTCATTTTCATCAATATAGTATTTTGAATTTTCATCATTTAAACAATCAAGGAATTCTTGACATTGTTTTTTAACATATTTACCAGCTTTTTTATTATCTTCATCAACACACCATAGAGCATATTGGTACGCTTTGTTGTTTTTTACAGTTTCAGAAATCATAATTCACTAATCACCCTCTTTTCAGTAAGGGTTAGTTTTTAAGACTTTTAATTAATTGCATTACCTCGTCTTGTTCTTCTTCTCTATTATCCATTTGCATAGAAGCTAATGTACTACGAGCAGACGGTGTTAATCCTAAAGTTGAACTTGCTTGGATGAATTTAGCTTGATAATCATGTTGAATTTTGATATGAGGATTAGGTGCTAAACTTTCATTTCCACCTCTGTCAACTTTACGAACTACTAAACCTTGTTCTTTAATAGCTACTTGACATTGATAGATTTTACTTAAACAATCTGCTGTCATTTCAATCATAGGCTTATCAAGATTTGAGATAGGAATTTTAGATTCTTTTAAGTTATCAATTAAGTATCCGTAATAAACTTTAGCAAAATCATCTAAATGTTCTGGAACTTCATCAACAACATCATCTTTTCCTCGCATTTCTTGTTCTAATGCGTCTAATTGTTGTAATTGTTCTTTAGACCATGTGTTACCTTTTTGCAATGACGCTGGAAGTTTTGCTCTACCCATTCTATACCTCCTATCTAAATTCAAAATTAAATTCGTCATATGGTGTTTCCCATTCAAAATCTAGGTTACCATTATTACATCTGTCTACAAATCTATGGCATTGAACACATAAAGTAATCAAATTATCATTCTGTAAACGTTTTTCCCATTTAATAGCTAATGGCTCAATATGGTGAATTTCAAGATTTTCATATGTAAATAGATTGAATTTAGCTTTACAGCGTTGACAAAAAACATCTCTTGATTTAATTTCTTCACGTTTATCTTTCCATGCTTTAGAACTGTAAAATCTATTTACTTTCTTACCTTCTTCACTCAAATTGTCACGTTTATATTTCCATTTATTAACACATTCAGTGCCTACTTCATGTTTCATACCACATTTACAATTATAATAACGTGCCATATTTTCACTTCCAATAAAAAAAAGACATATAATTTAATATTATATATCTTTTAAAAAAGTATCCTTACATAGATATTAATAGCAAAACAGTAAAAAGGTTCATTATTTTTAAAAATTATTTAAATTTTTGTTAATTTTGTCAACAATAAATGAATAATTACTTTTTTCGTTGTTTAATAATGGTTCATTATTCATAACTTTATATAGAATTTCGCATTGTTTAACTGTTAAATTCAAATCATTCAAGGCATTTCTGAAATCCATGTAAATAGCGTGAATATAATGTGATGGATTTGATTCTGCCATGACTTGTAGGTTATTCCAATTAGATAATACATTTCTAATAACTTTTTTATTATAAGGAATATCAACATCAGATAATTTATCATGTTTTGAGCGAATTCCTTCTTCAACATATACAGCATTTAATGATTCTTTACAATTATTACAGATTTTAATATCATAACACAAGTCTGTGATGATGTTGATACGCTTCAAATTCATCTCACTTAATGTTTCATTACTCATTTTAGATACAATTTCTTTTAATTTTTCGTATTCTGTGATTTGAGAATTAATAACCTTACCTAAATCATTATTGAAATTGTCACGTTTTTGTTGATTTTTCTTAATAATATCTTCATCAACAATAGTCCATTTAGGTTCTTTATAATATTTTCCACGTTTTCTTTCATCAATATATGATTTAATACCTTGTTCATTATCAAATAATGCTTTAAGTTGTCGTTCCGTTTCTTTTTGTTCTGTTAAATATGATTTATCAATAGCATATAAGATATAATTATACATTTTATTTAACAATAATTCAAGTTCACGTAATTCTGAATTTCCTTGTACATACCATTCAGATACCTTGCCGTTCTTATCTATCTTTTTAGGAACTGTATTTTGAACAACTAATTCCTCAATTTTCTCAATTAATTTATTTTCTTTAATATATTTATCAACAACATCCTTACGTTCTTTCCAATCCTTAATAGTATAGTCAAAAATAAACATATATATATAACCTCCCTATTATATATTATATAAATAGGTATACCGATACATTCTATTTAATTTTACTTTTTTATATAAATGTAAGTGTTTTTGTTTACATTTAATATTATATGCTATAAAAATATATCTGCAAACATTATTTTCGAAAAATATTATAAATTATAGAATATTTAATAGACTTAGATAATATAATAATAATAAATATAATAATAAATATAATAATAAATATAATAATAAATATAATAATAAAAAATAGAATATTTAATAGACTTAGATTTATAGTATTATCTATGATTTAGAATGTTTTTTAAAAAAATGAATAAAATATGTTTACAAACCTTAAAATTGTGCTATAATATTTATCGTAGGGAGCGAAATCGTAAATATTGATGAAAAAGTAGACATAGGAAAGGTCTACCTTTTTTTATTTTACCAAAAAATATTTTTTTCGGAGATATTTTTTGAAAAGACCAGATCGGAAGAGCACACGTCTGA